TGACTTCGAGGCGGCAGGCGCGGTATCGTGCGAATAGCCCCACCCCGGTATGGCGCGGTAGCCAAGTGGTAAGGCCAAGGTCTGCAAAACCTTTATTCGTCGGTTCGATTCCGACCCGCGCCTCCATCAAAAGCAGCTAAAAATCCAACAACTTACAGCAATTCCGGCAGCCTGATTCGGAGCGCCAAACCGGGCGATTATGCGGCCGGAAACGGCGAAGGCTCGGCGAAGAGCGGAATCCCGTCCGACTTCCGTCCGACCCTTCGTCCTTTCCGTCCGACCCTCGCTGGGTGCGCACACGTGTGCGTCGGGGCGCGCGAATGAGCTTCGCTTTTTCCCCAAAACTTTCGCCTGATCTGCGGCGCGCTCTGCAATTTGTTGCTTCTGGAGCCCCTGGATCGGTTGCGATCCTGCCCGGAGAGCGCCCCTGGCTGCTCGATGTGTGGGAGCGACTGGCCACAAAGGCGCCGTCGCCGGCACTGACGGTGCCGTATTGCTGGGGTATCCGCGAGATTTCCTTTTATGTCCGCGGGTGGCTCGTTCGGCCCTATTCGTTCTCGCGTGGTCGGGACGGCGGCGTGCACATTGAACGACCGGCGCGGAGCTACCAAGAGTGGGATCGCGTGCAGCATCGGCTTGGCTGCAACGAGCGGATTGAATACCGCCGCCAGACCTTCGAGTGCGGGTGCGGAGCCGTTCAGTGGTGCGGGCGCGGACTGGGGTGGTGGATGCGCTACCAGGCGAGGTCGATCCGATGACGGAGGTCTCAGTGGTGCGAACGCAGCGTGCCGCTCTGTCGGCGCTGAAGGCAAGTTATGGCGAGGTCCGCGCGGCGGCGCGGGCGGTGCTGGATCGCGTCGACGAGCGGCGGCTGTCGGCGACGGAGGCCGAGATGGTGCGGGAATGCCGGGCTGCCCTGGGGATTGAGACGGCGGTCGCGGCGGCGGGGAGCCGACATGAGAGCTGAGCCGGACTATGCCTTCCAGGCGGCGCAGGTACTGGAGAGGCAGCGGCGGCGCGTGCTCGATGCAGCGCGCGCGTTGCTGCAGCATATCGAGTTCCTCCGGCCGTGCGATCTCCGGCCGGAGGAGCGGGAGGCGCTGGCCTTTTGCCGCGCGTTTCTGGCGGAGCGGAAGCCGGTAGAGAGCGAGCGGGGCAGCGTGGAAAGGAAACGGGCATGAGCCGATCGATCAACCGGGTGCAGTTGCTCGGCAACCTGGGGAAGGACGCCGAGGTCAAGTTCACGCCGAACGGCAAGCAATACGCGCAGTTCTCGATCGCGACGACGCGGAAGTGGAAGGATCAGCAGTCGGGCGAGGCCAAAGAGCAGACGGAATGGCACCGCTGCATTTTGTGGCAGTGCGAGCGCGTGGCGGACTACCTCACCAAGGGTAAGTAGGTGCTGGTCGAGGGAAGACTCCAGACGCGCGATTACACGGACAGGGACAACGTGAAGCGGTACGTGACGGAGATCGTCTGTGAGGATCTGATCCTGCTGGGCGGCGGCGATCGGGGCGGCCGCGGGCCGGCAGATGATCCGGGACCGAATCAGGACGTGCCGTTCTAGCGAGGCCGAGTGATCACGCTGCCCTGTGTGAATCCGCAGTGCGGGACGCCGATCCCGCTGCCGGTGGAAGAGCGGGCGCTGGTGTGTCCGCAGTGCCAGACGGTGCGGGAGATGCGCTGGTTCTATTCGTATGACCGGTGGTTTCGCTGGGCCGTGTTCGAACGGCTGAGGACGGGCCAAGGTAGCGGCCGCGCGAAAACAGCATGAGCGCGAAAATCCTGCTCCAGGCGGCGCTCGATTACGCGAAGCGCGGGTGGCGCGTCATTCCGCTGCACAACCTGACGGCGGAGGGGAAGTGCACCTGCGAGGAGTGGCGCGCCGAGAACGGGCGCGAATCGTGTCCGACGCCGGGGAAGCATCCGCGATTCGCGAAATGGGCGGAGCGGGCTTCCACCGATCCGCGGCGCATCCGTGACTGGTGGAATGCGTGGCCTCTGGCCAACGTTGGGGTCGTGTCCGGCAAGGCATCCGGCACGCTGGTGCTGGATATGGACCCGCGGAATGGCGGGGACTGGTCGCGCGGGCGGCTGATCGAGCAGCATGGCGCGATCGAGTGTCCGACCGCTGTGACCGGCGGCAAGGGGACGCACGAGCATTTCCGGTGGCCCGAGGGCCTCGATACGGATCAGGGCTCGATCAAGCTGGACGAAGGCCTGGAGGTCCTGCTCGAGGGGCACAACGTCGTAATGCCGCCGTCGCTCGCGCATGCCGGCGGCGATGCCTATTTCTGGGATATCGAGCCGGCGGGCGAGCTTCCGGCGGCGCCGGGCTGGCTGATCGAGCTGGTTAAGGCCAGGATTGCGGAGGGCAGTGAGGGCAAGAAGCCGGTATCGGGCGGGAATATGTGGCCGCCGGCGGATTTCGGTGCGATCGCGCGCGGGTGCGCCTGGCTACAGTGGAGCGTCGAGAATGCGCGGACGCTGAGCGAACCGGAGTGGTATGCGCAGCTCTCGATTCTCGGGCGCTGCGAGAACGGCGAGCAGATCGCGCAGGACGTGAGCAGCGCGTATCCGGGATATTCGGCGCGCGAGACATCCGCCAAGCTGGCGCACGCGCTCCGGGACGCGGGGCCGGCGAGCTGCGCGAAGATCCGGCACTCGCTCGGCGGGGCACGCTTCTGCGATGCGTGTCAGGCGAAGGTCAAATCGCCGGTGGTGCTGGGCATTGCGGGGCGATCGGCACCGAAGCCGTCGTGTCCAGCGCCGGCGCCGGCGAGCTCGTCGACGGAGAAGGTGATTCCGGCCGAGACCTTCGAGCTGATGCAGGCGGTGGAGGCGGTCGTCGCGGCGGACGATCCGATTGCGGTCTTTGACCTGGTGCCGCGGATGGCGGCTGCCGACGATATCGCGTGCGGTAAGGCGCTGGCCCGGCTCGCTGGACACTTCGATCGGCGGCTGAAGCTGCGGGACGTGCGGAAGGCGATCGCGAAGGCACGGCGCGGTGGCGGCGATGGGGGCAGCGACGGTGGCGGCGGCGAGGAGCCGCACTGGCGATCGCTGCTGCTGCGCGCCGGCAACGGGCAGCCTCGCGGGAACCTGGCCAATGCGATTACGGCGCTGCGGCATGCTCCGGAGTGGCAGGGCGTGCTCTGGCATGACGAGTTCGCAGTGCGGACGGTGGCGCGGAAGCGGCCGCCGATCGACATGCCGGACGGCGAGTGGACCAACATGCACGACGTGCGCACGGCGGACTGGCTGCAGCGGCGCGATATCGAGGTGTCGATCGAGATTGCGGGGCGGGCGGTGGAGTCTGTGGCCTACGATCATGCGTTTCATCCGGTGCGGGAGTGGCTGAAGACGCTCGAATGGGATGGCGAGCCTCGGCTGCATATCTGGCTGGAGCGGTATCTGGGCGCCGCGCCGGTGGAGGCGGAGCCGGACCGGCGGCCGCTCTACCTGGCATCGGTGGGCGCGAAATGGCTGATTTCGGCGGTGGCGCGCGTGATGCGGCCGGGATGTAAAGCGGACTGCGCGCTGGTGCTGGAGGGGCCGCAAGGCGCGAGGAAATCGACCGCGTTGAAGCTTCTGGCGCGGAACGAGGAGTGGTTCACGGATCAGATCGAGGCGATGGAGTCGAAGGATGCCTCGTTGCAGACGCACGGCGTGTGGATTATCGAGGTCGCCGAGCTGAACAGTATGACTAAGGCCGAGGTGGAGGGCGTCAAGGCCTTCATGTCACGCACGACGGAGCGGTACCGGCCGCCGTATGCGGGGCGACTGGTCAACATTCCGCGGCAGTGCATCTTTGCGGCGACCACGAATCAAGACGTGTGGAATCGAGATGAGACGGGCGCACGGCGATTCTGGCCGGTGACGTGTGGCGCGATCGATCAAAAGGCGCTCGAGCGGGACTGTCCCCAGTTGTGGGCCGAGGCGCGGGTGCGGTTCGAGCAGGGCGAGGCGTGGTGGCTCGATCAGCAGGAAGTCGTGGCCACGGCTCAAGAGGAGCAGGCTGCGCGCTATCGCGAAGACCCGTGGGATGTCCTGGTGCGCACCTTTCTGCGCGACGTGGAAGAGGTTTCGATCGACCGGATCATGTCGGACTGTCTGGACATTCAGAAGGGGCGGTTTAGCCAGGCGGATGCGAATCGCGTGGCGGCGATTCTGCGGGTGCAGGGGTGGAAGCGGCATAAGATCCGGACGTCAGGCGGCGGCCGCGCATGGGTGTACCGGCCTTATACGCCGGCGGCGCGGCTGGCCTCGGCGCAGCAGGCGGTGCTGGTGTGAGGTTCTATCGCGTGCGCTGTTTCGGGCCTGGGCCGAATCCGATCCCAGCCGAGATGCGGCATGAGATCGCATGCTTCCTGGCGGCGGCCGGTGTGCGGCCGAGCTGCTCGACTGGCATCGACGGGCTTTTGACGCGCGGCTACGGCCGGTTGGACGAGTTCGGGTTTTGGGAGTACCCGCTGTGATCGGCGCGCGGGGTTCGGGGGCGCAGCCCCCGATACAGGAGCTATCTGCCGATTCTTTCCTCTCGGAGCGGTCCCACAGGTCCCAGTAAGGTCCCAGTTGTCTAATTCTTCCTAAGTTACACAATCCACGCGATAGGTCCCAGTGGTCCCAGTGGTCCGGCCTACCCGCGCGTATAGCGCGTGAAATTTGCGGCGTGGCCTCAACCGGCTTGCGCGAGCCTGTCAGGTTGTGCGGCGGCGCTGCGCGGCGTTCTTTTCCTCTGCCTTTGTGTGCATAGCGAAAGCCCTGCGAAAAACCTACGGCTTTCCAAAACACACCCACAAATGCGTATATTACACGCGTAATTCATCGTGACCACTGGGACCACTGGGACCACACGTTGTTTTTCAGGCGGTTAGAAAGTGCGGCTAACTGGGACCGGAGACGAGGAATACTGGGACCACTGGGGCGCGAACAGTCCGAGCAAAAAATGTTTTGACACGTACAGTTCGTTCAGTGCAGAATAGGACCGAGCACACGGCTCCCGAAAGCCGCTGTGCAGATGTGCGACTGCCGGGCCGGTCGAAAAACTAGTCCGCACACCCTTTTCGCTCAATACGAGTGTCTCTATCGACAGGGAAAATTCCCGTGTATGCGGGAGAACGTCTGGTCGAGCGGTGCGACCCGGCGCGGGCGCGGCAGCTCGCGCGGGCATCGAATGTCGAAGTGGTGCGAGCGCGCAAGACGGGCGCGATTGTGCGGCTCCTTGTTACGCAGATGGTCGGGGATGAAGGCGACGGCGGCCGCGGCGGCCGCGATCCTGGATTCACGTATAGCGAGCAGCTCGGCGGTCACGCGGTGACGATTCTGAAGCTGTACGACGAAGATACCGGTCGCTATGTGCATTGGCCGGAGGACGCGCGGTTTGATCCGCGGCGGTTCAATCCGGACCTGCTGCCGGTGCGGCGCGGAGCGTGACGTGCGCGCCGGGCGATTTCTGGCGGAGGAGCGCGGGGCCTTCGATGCCGAGGGGCCCGAGGCGGAGGTGACGATCGCTCCGGTCGCTGCTACCGCGCCGCTGTACGAAGTCGCGGCGGTGCACGGCCTGGCTGGCGATGTTCCGGAACCTGTGGAGTGAGGGCGCGGACTGAATGGCGGAGATTTCACTGCACGATCACGAATGGCGGCTCGAGGTAACGGAGAAGCTGTCGACGCTGATTCAGCGGACGACGGACCTGACGGACCAGGTGAAGCGGCAGAACGGGAACGTCGCGCGGTTGTGGGATCACGTGAATAGCATCGAGACGTCGGTGGCGACGATCCAGGGCAGCAGCCGCGGCGAGCGACGGGCGACGCAGGAGTGGGCGGCTTGGGTGCGGCCGGCGATCATGGCGGTGCTGGCGTTCCTGCTGGGGCTCGTGGCGCGGAATGCGGGGACGATCTGGACAGCAATCCGCGGCTGACCCTCCGGGGTCCGGCGGGTCCTTCCTGGGCCCTCCCGGCGCGCGGGTAAATTGATGGCGGCGGGCGAGTTCAAGTTACTGAAAAATCGGGGTGGTCAAGGGGTTGTCAGGTAGTCGGTAGCTAGGTGGTCATGCAGGGAATCAGCCAGCGCAAATACGCCGAATCGAGGAAGGCCAGGGGGCTGAGCGGCGGGAGTCTGGCCGCGGTCCAGAAGGCGCTTGCCTCGGGGCGGATTCATGCGCTTCCGGATGGCTCCATTGACGCCGCAGTGGCCGATGCAGAGTGGGCGGCTAACACGTCCGAGACGATGCAGCGCCAGGCCGCACCGGCGATGCTGCCGCTCGAGCCGCCGGCTGGTGAGGAGCGATCGAAGTCCGATGCCGAGCGCGAGCTGACGGAAGTCAAGCTGGAGCGGCAACGGCTGGCGCTCGAGCGGGACAAGAGCGAGGTGATCGAGGTCGCGGAAGTGAAGGAAGTTGTGGGCGAGCTGATCACGAACGCGGTCGGCCGCGCGCTGCTGGCGCCACACAAGATCGGGGACGAGCTGGCGAAGCTGACGGACCCGGTCGCCTGCCAGAACGTGGTGGAGCATGCCATCCGCGAGGCGCTCGAGGAGATCAGCCAGTACAAGGTCGCGGCGGTAGCTACGGCGGCCGGGCTGGCGCTGGCGGTTTATCTGGCGGGACTGTGGGCTCCGCCGCGGCAAATCTCGACGGCGGAGTGGGCAAACCGGTACGCCGTGCTGAGCCCGGAGACTGCCGCGGAGCCGGGACGGTTCCACGCCTGGCCATTCCAGATCGAGCCTCTGAATGCGACGTCCGATCCGGCGATCCGGCGGGTGGTGATCAAGTCGTCGACGCAGATTCTTAAGACGACGGTGATCAAGCATGCGATCGCGCGGGCGATCGACGCCGATCCGGGGCCGATCATGGTGCTTACGCCGCGGCAGAGCGACGCGAAGGACTTCGTCGACGAGCACTTAACGCCGATGGTGCGGGATACGGAGCGGCTGCACGGCAAAATCCGGCTGACGAAGCACGGCAAGGCGCCGAAGGCCTTCCGCGGCGGCCGGCTGATCGTGACTTCGGCCGGGTCGCCGATGAACGTGGCGGGAAAGCCGATCCGGTACCTGTTCTGCGACGAGGTCGACAAGTACCCGGTGACGGCCGGCGACGAGGGCAACCCGATCCAGCTCGGGCGGAAGCGGCTGGTCAGCTTCCGGCATCGGGCGAAGGAGATCGATACCTGTTCGCCGACGATCGCGGGCTCGGAGATCGATACCGCGTACGAGGTTTCCGATCAGCGGGAGTGGTTCGTGCCCTGCCCGCACTGCGGCGCGGAGCAGAGCCTGATGGGGAAGTTCTTCAGCAATGTCCGATGGGACGATGGGCTTCCGACGCGGGAGGAGCAGGCCTTTTCAGCGCGTTACTACTGCGAGCGCTGCAACCAGCCGTGGGACGATCACGAGCGGCACATTGCTGTGCGGGGCGGCCGGTGGATCGCGAAGAAGCCGTTCAACGGCATCGCGGGATTCTGGATTTCGGAGCTGTACAGCCTGCAGCGGAAGCTGTGGGAGATCGTGCTCGATTTCCTGCAGAAGAAAGACAAGCCGCAGGACTACAAAACGTTCGTCAACACCACGCTGGCCGAGAACTGGATGGAGAAGGGCGACGCGCCGGAGTGGGAGCTGTTGCTGGCGCGGCGCGAGGACTACCCGGTCGGGATGGTGCCGCGGGGTGGGCTGCTGCTGACGGCGGCGGCGGACGTCCAGCCAGACCGGATCGAGGCGGAGAAGGTGGCATGGGGCCGTCGCGGACAGACCTGGTCGGTGGATTACCAGGTGTTCGAGGGCGACACGTCGCGGCTGAGCGGGCCGGCGGATGCGCCGTCGCCGTGGGAACGGCTGGCGGCGTGGATCGCGGAGGTGACGCCATGCGAGGGCGGCGGCGAGCTGGATGTCACGCTGTGCTTTGTGGACTCGGGCGACCAGACGCAGACGGTGTACGAGTGGGTGCGGCAGCAGCGGAAGAGCCAAGTGGTGGCGATCAAGGGCGAGCCGCGGTGGAGCATGCCGGTGAGCCGTCCGGTGGCGCAGGATGTGACCTTCGCCGGCCGGACGCTTCCGAGCGGCGTGCAGATCCGGCACGTGGCAGTGGGCTTTTTCAAGGAGCGGCTGTACGGCGATCTGAAGAAGCGGCCGCCGAGCTCGGATGAGATCCGGCGCGGGTGGGAGTGGCCGGAGGGTTACTGCCATTTCCCGCAGAGCGAGCCGTACGGCGACGAGTACTTCCGCCAGCTCTGCGCGGAGGATCTGGTGACGGAGGAGCTGCGGAGCGGACGCACGCGGCAGGTGTGGCGGAAGAATCGGTCCCGGAACGAGGCGCTGGACTGCCGGGTGTACAACATGGCGGCGGCCTGGCTGCTGGGCGTGCCGCGGTTCCGGGAGCACAACTGGGCGGCGCTGGAAGTGGCGCTCGGGCCGCAGCAGCGGGCGTTTGCGTTGAGCGCTCCGGTGGCGCCGGTTCCGACGCCGGCGAGCGCGCACACGCGTGCGCCGGAGCAGGGACCGGGGGACGCGGGGCACAGGACGGGGTTCCGCGTCGCAGCGGCGATGCCGCCGGCGCGGCCGCGGATGCAGATCCGGCTGGTGTGACATGGCGTATACGACGGCACAGCTCGACGGGATCGTGGCCACACTCGAAGCGGGTTTGGGGAAGGCCTACGCGGAAGTGATCCACGAGGGGAAGCACCTGGTGTACCGGAACACGAAAGACATCATGGCGGCGATCGGCTATTTCAAGTCGCTGTACGAGCAAGCATCGGATGCGCCGCCGCGGCGGCCGAAGCCGCGGACGTTCCTGCTTTTTGGAGGTCAGCGGTAGATGGGCTATTTCCGGACGCTGGCCAACGCCTTCCTGGGGCGGCCGGTGGGTGAGGGCGGGTATTACGGAGCGCGGCTGGGGCGGCGGACGATTACCATGCCCGCCTCGACGCGCGGCGCGACGAATCTGGCGCTGGCGGATGGGCCGATGCTGCTGGCGCGGGCCCGCGGCGCGGACCTGAACAACCGGCTGGCGCATGTCGGAATCAACGCGTTTGTGTCGGAGGCGATTGGGACGGGGATTCGGCCGCACTCCAAGCATTCGGACCCTGCGATCCGGGAGCGGATCGAGCGGGAGTTTGCGCTGTGGGCGCCGCAGGCGAGCGCGGAGCGGCGCATCGGATTGGATGGGAAGCCAGACAGCCTGCAGGACTTCTGGGGAATCGAGGCGCTGGTGTGCCGCGGAGTTGCTGTGGCGGGCGAAGCCTTTGCGCGGCTGCGGAGCCGGAGAGCGTCGGACCTCTCGCCGACCGGGCTGCGCGTTCCGCTGCAGCTCGAGCTGATCGAGCCGGAGCAGCTCGCGTGGTGGCGCATGAGCTGCGATGGGATGCTGCCGGGGAACATCATGCGCGGCGGCATCGAGTTCGACCAGGTGCACCAGCGGGTGGCCTATGCGTTTTACCGGCACCATCCGGGCGACGCGAGCGTGTGGCCGAACGTGTACGAGGTGGTGCGGGTGCCGGCGGGCGCGGTGCTGCACCTGGTGGAGTTCTGGCAGGGGGCGCAAGTGCGCGGCATCACGCCGCTGGCGCCGATCCTGGAGGCTCTGGCGGATCTCGACGACTTCGACAGTGCAGAGCGGCTGAAAGAAAAGCTGGGCGCCTACCTGTTCGGCTGGCGGGAGACGAACGATCCGGACATGGACCCGCTGCAGGACCAGGCACGGGGCCAGGTTGGGAACGATCCGGCGCCGGAGGGTACGGGGTTCGTCCAGTCGGAGGCCGGCCAGGTCACGATGCTGGACACGAACAAGGGCGAGAAGTTCGGGTTCTACGCGCATCCAGGCGTGCCCGGGACGTACGAATCGTTCGTGCGGGTGCAGCAGCAGCAGATCGCGACGGCGATGCGGGTGAGTTACGACATGCTCACCGGCGACATGAACCAAGTGAACTACTCGTCGGCGCGCGTGCGGCTGATCGCGCTGCGGCGGATGTGGCAGCAGTTTCAGCAGCAGGTGGTGGTGCAGCAGTTCTGCCGGCCGCTGTGGAAGGCCTGGCTGGATGCAGCGGCTCTGGCGGGCGTGATCGACGTGCGGGACTACCGGAAGCGGCCAGAAGAATACCTCAATGTCGATTGGACGGGGCAGCCGTGGGAGTGGGTGGACCCGGTCAAAGATGTGCAGTCGGTGCGGATGGAGATCGAATCGGCGCTGACGAGCCGCGAGGCGGAAGTGGCGAAGCGCGGCAGGAGGGTGGAGGAAGTGGACGCGGAGATCCAGCGCGACCACATTCGCGAGGCCAAGATGAGCATCGTGCCGGTGTACGGGGCTTCGCGTGTGACGGAAGTGGTGCCTCCCGGAGACAACGGGGATCTGGCGGGGACGGAGCCGGCGCCGGGGACGGAGGAAGGGCGATGAAGGCGGATTTCGCGCTGCCGCGGCTGGCGGCTCGGGTATTCGGGACGCCGCTGGCGATCGAGCGCGGGAAGGCGGATGTGATCGTGGCGGCGATCGCGCCGAAGTTGGTGGAGGGAAAGCTACTCGCGGGGCCGTGGGATGACGACGAGGACGACGGGCCCGACGAGCCGGACGATCCGTACACGGTGACGGAGGACGGGCTGGCGATCGTGCCGGTTTGCGGAACGCTGGTGAGCAAGGCGAGCGGGCTGGATGCCTTCAGTGGATTGGTTGCGTATCCGACGCTGGCGGCGGGCGTTCAGCAGGCGATCGCGGACCCGCTGGTGCGGGGGATTCTGCTCGACTTCGATTCACCTGGCGGCGAGGTCAAGGGGATGTACGACTGCGCGGATCTGCTGTACGGCCTGCGCGGCCAGAAGCCGATGTGCGCCTTCGGCTCGTATGCATGTTCGGCGGCTTACCTGCAGGCGAGCGCGGCGGACCAGATTGTGGTGCCGCAGGACGGCGAGGTGGGGGGCATCGGGGTCATCGCGCTGCACTGCGATGAATCCGGCTATGACGCCAAGATCGGTTTGAAGTACACGGCCATCTATGCCGGAGACCGGAAGAACGACGGCAATCCGCATGAGCCGTTGACGGATGAGGCGAAGGCTGCCATTCAAGAGTCCGTGGATAAGTGCTACGGCATGTTTGTAGGCGCAGTGGCGCGCAACCGCGGGATTACGGCGGCGCGCGTGCGCGGGACGCAGGCGGCGGTCTTCATGGGCGACGATGCGGTGAAGGCTGGGCTGGCCGATGGCGTCGGGACCATGGATGATGCGCTGGAGCTGCTCCGGCAGGCGGTGTACAGCGGGAAACGGACTTTGATCGCGGCCGCGGCCGCATTAGGAGGAAGAATGCCAGCAATTGCGGTGCATCACACGGCAACGTCGGACGGTTCGTGGGACGGTCCGGCAAACGAGGCGCGGCTGCCGAGCGAGGAAAAGCCGCTGCGCGAATCGCACGCCTGGGTATCGGCGGACGGAAACAAGGATGCGAAGGCGTCCTATAAGTTCATCCACCACGAGGTGGGCGCGGACGGGAAGGTCGGGGCGGCGAACCTGGAGGCGTGCTCGGCGGGGATCGCGGCGCTGAACGGGGCGCGCGGCGGCGCCGATATTCCGGACGCAGACCGCGAGGGCGTGCATGCACACCTGGCGGCGCATCTGCGGGACGCCGGCAAGGACGTTCCGAAGCTCGAAGGCTCTGCGGCTGCTGCCGCGAGGAGGACCGCAATGGCGGACAACAACGCGGCGGCAATCACGGCCGCCGAATTCGAAGCGAAGCTCAGCGAAGCCCGAAAGGCCGGCTACGCGCAAGCGCTGGAGATCGTGAGTCTCTGCGCGGTGGCGGGTGTGCCGGCGGCAAAGGCCGAGGAGTTTCTGAAAGGTAACCAGAGCGCCCAGCAGGTGGGCACGGCCCTGCTGAACGCACGGGCCGGGGCGGAAAGGGGTACCGAGGTGGATCCTTCGGTGCACCCGCCGGAACCGGGCGCCGGACAGCAAGGCAAAGCGAAGCCGTGGGCCGCGGTCATGAAAGGCCTCGGCATCCGAACGAAGGAGGGCAAGTAAACATGCTGAAATTTCGAACCTGCATTTTGACCGGCGCGGCGATCGTGCTGACGCTGGCGATTCTGGTAGCGCTCATTCCGGGGCTGATGCCGAAGGTGATGGCGCTGGCGCTGGGCCTGGGAGTCGTGGGCACCACGATCAACGAACTGCCGCGCCTGAGCGATGTAGTGCTCTGGGAAGAGGGCAAGGACATCAACCTGACGCGCGCGGCGATCACGATCGCGAGCGGAGCGAAGCACGTCCGCGGCGAGGTGCTCGGGCAGATTAGTCTCGGCACGGCCACGGTAGCGGCGGCCGGGCAGGGCGGCGGCGGCTCGAATACCGGGACGGGTACGCTGACGATGGATGCGACGGCGCCGCTTCAATCGGGGGCAATCGCCGGCATCTACCAGGTCAAGATTCTGGCGACGGGGCGAGTCGAAGTGCTCGACCCGAAGGGCGTATCGCTGGGAGAGATGGAGTTCGGCTCGGGCGCCACGATCACCTGGAACGACCGGATCAAATTTGCACTGGCGGACAATGCGACGACGCATTTCGTGGCGGGCGACGGGTTCACGGTCACGGTAGCCGCCGGCTCCGGAAAGTACGTCCAGCTCAACCTGGCGGCGCTCGACGGATCGCAGAACGCCGCGGCGGTGCTGCTATACAACGCGGATGCGACGTCGGCCGATGTCACGGCGACGGCGCTGGTGGCGGGACAGGGGCCCGCGGTGCTGAAGGCCAACGGCCTGGTGTGGCCGGTGGGAATCTCGGGACCGCAGCAGACGGCGGCGATCGCGCAGCTTCTGGCGCTGGGCATCCAGGTCCGCAACGATTACGGCGTGTAAGGCGCCAGAAAAGGAGACGAAGAGAACCATGAGTGTGAATCTCGCAAATATCGTCACCGGGGACGCCTTCGACGTCCTCTCGCTTACGGCGGCGGTGAACGACATCACGCCGCAATACGGGCGCCTGGGGGCGCTCGGCCTGTTCCGGGATGAGGGCGTGTCGCAGCCGCTGGTGGGCGTCGACTACGACCCGGTCACGAACCAACTGCTGCCGCAGAGCAACTGGGGCAGCCCGGGCGTCGCGAACAAAACGAGCGTCGGAAAGCTCGTGACGTTTAGCGTCCCGCATTTCCCGGTGAACGACCAGGTGCTGGCGGCGGACGTCATGGGGCGCCGCGCTCCCGGCACGGACATGACACTGACCGTGCAGCAGCTTCTGGCCAAGAAGATGCGGGAGATGCGCGCCAAGCTCGACCAGACACTGGAGTGGATGCGGCTGGGGGTGCTGAAGAGCGGTCTGGTCAAGGACGGAAAGGGCAACACGATCCTGGACCTCTACGGCGCTTTCGGGATCGCCCAGAACTCGACGGCGTACGCGCTCAACGTCACCACGACGGCGGTGCGGGCGAAGGTTTCGGCGACGAAGCGGTCCATCCAGGCGGCGCTGCGCGGCGAGCTGATGACCAGTTTCGTGGCGCTCTGCGCGGACGACTTCTACGATGCGTTCACGACGCATCCGAACGTGGAGAAGGCCTTCCAGTACTTCCTCAACACGGGGCAGACGCTGGCGCAGGATCTCTCGGGCGGAGCCGTGTCGCCGGACGCGCAGGGGCTGTTCAACGCGATCGGGCGGCCGTTTATCTTCGGCGACGTGGCCTTTATCAACTACTCCGGGTCGGTGAGCGACTCGACCGGCGCCTCGCAGCCGATGATCGACGCGGGATCGGCGTACGTGTTTCCGCTGGGGACCAACGCCTTCAAGACGTACTTCGCTCCGGCGGACTACATCGAGACGGTGAACACGGAAGGCGTGCCGTTCTACGCCAAGCAAAAGCTGATGGATTACGACAAGGGCATCGAAGTGGAGTGCCAGTCGAATCCCTTGCCGGTGTGCCTGAAGCCGAACCTGATCCAGAAAGTGACGATCAGCTAGGCGACGCCGCCTTTTCCCGCAGGCCGGGCGCGGGCCGTGCACACGTGTGCGCGGTCCGCGCCGTAGGGGTTCTCCATGTCCGATTTCTCTCTCGCCAGTTCCGATCTGCAGAGCGCCGCGCTGGCGGAGTTCGGGGAGCCGATTACTTACATCGGCGCGAAGGGCGCCGATACGGATGGGGCGATCGCGACGGTGGCGATTCTGTGCGCGCCGACGTTGCTGCAATCGGGGACGCCGGGATACTTTGCGGATCTCGAGGTGGATCCCGTGGTGGTGGTGAATCCGCAGAAGGGGGACCGGGTGGTGTGGGCGGACGGGTCGGTGTATGAGGTGGCGCGGGTGGTGCAGCGGCCGTATCAGCTCACGAAACTGGCGGTGCACCGGAAGGTCGAGGCGATTCCGGAATGATTGCGGCGGTGCCGGTCTCCGGGCAGGTGCGGGCGGCGATCGAGGATGCGCTGGTGCTGGGCTTTAATACCGGGTTCGCAGCGGCGTGCCAAGCGGCGGGGATCGAGGCGTGTGCGTTCAACTGGCCGCGCGATCCGCAGGGCGTGCCGAACTGCTATTTGGGGGACCGGACGCTTGGGCAACTGGTGGCGCTCGACGAGCCGGAGCTGCCGGCGGTGGCGTGGTGGATCGGCGCGGGGCAGGACCTGAACCGGACGAAGGCTCGGGCGTTTTCGGGGGTAGTACAGGCGCACTGGCGGTTCTTTCTGGCGGTGCGGGGGAAACACGTACGGCGGCTGGCGATCCTGCGGGAGTGCGTGGAGGCGGCGCTGATGGGCGTGCTGCTGGGCGGGCTCGACGTGGCGGGGATCGCGTACCGGAAGGATTTGAGCTGGGATAACCCGATCGAGCAGGAATGGCTCGATCTCGATCAGCAGCATGTGGGCTGGGTGCAGGAAGTGACGTACAGCGCGGGTTTCGAGGTGAATCTATGAAGCGAAAGTTCCTATTCGTGGGCGGCCTGCCGAGCGAGCTGATGGGCGTGCTCCGGTTCTCGGCGTTCGGCCAGGTCGAGGAGCTCGACGAGGCGCAGGCGGCGGATGCGGCGCGGGGCGGCTGCGTGATCCTGCCGGCGGACGATCCGGCGGCGGAGGCCTTCACGGGCGACGAGCTGAAGCAGTACGGGAGCTTCGGGGCGCTGCGGCGCGCGCCGGCGGACTTCCAGGCGAAGGTGAAGCAGGCGCGGATTGCCGCGGCGGCGTTCGCGGCGGAGGCGGAAGCGGCCCATCAGGCGCAGGCGACGGACCAGCAGGTGGCAGGGGTGAAGCGTGGCTAACGACGTCTTACGGATATACCAGCGGTCCTATCCGCAGATTCAGACCGCGTTCGACGCGATTCCCAACTCGGCCGGCGCAGCGACGGTGGCGGGTTCGGATTGCTGCCTGATCGAGAGCCTGACGACGGATGCCGACCAGGCGGAGATCGCGCGGACGGACAAGACGGGGACGCTGGACGCGTACCCGACGCAGGGCGGCCGCCGCACAGCGCGGGGGCAGGCGGTGCTGTCAATGGCCGGGAACGGCGCCGCGGGCGTCGCGCCGGACTGCAAGAATTATCTGCAGGCGGCGTTCGGCAAGGCGCCGACGATTTCCGCGGGCACGTCAGTGCTGTATACGCTCGACGATCTGCTCTATTACCTGGCCATCTGGAATTTCAATCAGCCGAATACGGCCGAGCAGATGTGCGCCTTCAACTCGCTGATCAACAAGATGGTGGTGGAGTTTGGCGGCGACGAGCCGAAGCTGACGTTCGGGTTCGAATCGGGCTGGGTGCTGACGCCGGCGCAGATCGGCGACTCCAACACCGATCCGCTGGCCAAGGGCGGCCTGACGGCATTTCCCAACGAGCCGGCCTCGCCGGTGGTGAACGGGACGTTTCCGCCGGGCTTCCAGGTGACAGCCACGCTGGATGGCACCGCATACACGACGCTGCTGACGGGGCGGATCACGCTGGATATCGGGCGCGAATTGCGGAAGGACACGAACAGCGCGTTTCCGCGGCAGGGCGTGCCGGGGCCGCGGAAGGTGACGGTGGACTTCTCGCTGACGGACGACGATTCGGCGGCGCTGACCGGCCTCAAGGTGAAGGCCTACGACCGCACGCCGGTGAACGTGGAGTTCGCGATCGGTACGGTGGCGGGGAACACCTGGGACTGGCTGGTCAAGAATGTGATCCTGGCGAAGCCGAAGTACGGCGACGAGGGAATCCGTCGCAAGGTGGATTTCAGCGGGAGCATGGCGTACCCGACCTCGGTGGGCGCGAAGGATCATTTGCAACTGACGATCCGGTAGGCGCGCATGACGGTGGAAGAGCGAAGGCGCGCGGTGGCCGCGGCGTTGACGATGGAGCTCAATGACGAGCTCACGATCATCCTGAGCGCCGCGGCCGTGGCGCTGGCGGGCGCGCCGGCCGGCCCGTGGCGCGCGGACCTGGCGGAGCTGCGCGCGGCGGCACAGAGAGCGGCGGCCAAGGTCGAACGATTGGAGCGGATGGTGCGGCCGGATGGCGGCGGGGCAGTATGGGGAGTGGGAGTGTGAATTACGTATCGCAACGGCGGGTGGAATCGCGGACGATGCCGGGGGTAGTGTTCGTTCTGCGGCGGATGAACGAGCGGCGGCGGGAGGCGCTGGAGGACCAGCAGGCCGGCGCGCAGGCACAACTGCGGCCGCTGTTCGAGGAGTTTACGCCGCTCAATCGCGATTACCTGGAGGCGATGCGGAAGGCACGCGCTGAGGGCGCGGCGGAGCGGCGGGCGGCGATCGCGGCGGGAGCGAGCGAGACGGAAGCGCTGGAGCGGTTCCCGATGGGGAGCGTGGATTTCCCGGATGACAAGCTGCGGCGGTGGGCGGAGCTTTCGGCCGCGATCCGGCGGATCGAGAAGCGGGAGCTGGAGCCGGCGGCGATGCGCGTGGTGGTGGTGTCGATCGAGGGCCTGGAGATCGACGGGCAGCCGGCGGGGATCGAGGAGCTGCTCGAGGACGGCCCGGACCAGCTGCGCGGCGAGATTGCGCGCGAGGTGAAGCGCGAGCTGGGGCTGCTGGCGGAAGAGGCGGAAAATTTATCATCGCCCTCCACTTCGGCCGCAGCGGTGGATGGGGCAGGGAGCAGTGGAAGTGCGGCCGCTGCCGGGAGCTCGGCGACGATTTCGGCCGGGGATGCCGGAAATACCACGGGCCCGGGAAGTGCCAGTGCCCCGAGCACCGGTATGACGCCGTAGATCCGGACGGCAAGGCCGTCTGGAAGGCGCGATACCAGACCGGCGACGGCAAGATCCAGTGGGCGGTGGATGTGGAGTCGCGGGAGTGTCCGCGGTCGCTGCTCGAGCGGGAGCACGGAGCGGTGGAGGCGGTCGACCGCTACCACAGGGCCGAGCGGGTGCACCGGGCGACGGGCGGGGTGCTGTATGGCGCGGACAGCTCATTGTGGCCGGCACGGTGGGTGGACACGGTGGCGCTGCTGAGCCGGGAAGTCGAGCGGGCGGACGGGGAGTTCGAGCGGGCGAAGGCGGATTACATCCGGAGCCAGTCGAGGCGCTAGACCATTTCCGAAAAACCATGCCGATGCCGAAGATTCAGATCACGCACCGGAAGGACGGGGGCGAAGTGGCGTGGTTTCGCGACTTCGAAGGGCGGCGGGTGCGGACGCGGCGGGATGCGGATTGGGTGAAGGCGGAGCAGGTGAAGCAGCTCGCGGATTACGGGATCGCGCTGCAGGTGGCGCAGGCGCGGGCGGGGATCGGGTCGGATGGGACGCCGATGCCGCCGCTGAAGGGCGGGCAGCGGGCGGTGTTCGTGGCCCGGGTGAACGGGCGCGCGCAGTTCACGCGGAAGACGTACGCGGACTGGAAAGCGGCGCACGGGCTGCAGCCGGTCCGGGATCTGTACGGACCGGGGAAAGACGGGCACATGCTCGATGAGATCCGGATCAATTCGCTGGATGACCGGCAGGCGACGATCTCGATCACATCGAACCAGGCGCGCATCAAGGCGCGGGCGAACGAGAGGCGCGCGCCGTGGTGGGGCTGGACGGCGGAGAGCGTGGCGAAGCTGACGGCGCTGGCGGCGGAGATCTGGCAGGGCGGGACGGCGGAGTATCTGGCCGGGATGGGGCTGATCGGGGCGGCCGCGCTGAGCGAAGCGAAGCGGCTGTGGAAGCGGGCTGCGTGATTTGGGATCGGGCAAGGAAATGGACGCCGCGCCCGCGGGTCTGCATCCGGTGCGCACGGGAGTTCACGGCGACGGCGCCGCAGCAGTCGCGGTGCCCGGCGTGCCAGGCGGAGCGGACGCGGGAGCGCGTGGCGCGGGCGGCGGCCCGGCAGTCGGCGAAGCGGGCGGCGGCGCGGGCCCGGGAGTAGGCGCACACGCGTGCGACGAGTGGCAGGTCGCGATGGTGCGGCGGCTGGCGAGCGGGGTGTGGCTGAGCGTGGAGGAGATCGAGGCGGTGCTGCGGAGGGTGCGGGAGTGACGCGGGAACTGACGGCGTACGAAGTGCTGCAGGTGCAGGAGACGGCGTGCGCGGAGGTCATTGAGGCGGCGTGGAAGGCCCTGATGCGGCAGGTGCATCCGGATGTGAATCCGGGCGCCGGCCCGGCGGCCGCGCAGGCGCTCAATTGGGCCCGGGAGCAACTACGCGATCCGGAGCGGCGTGCGCGGTATGACGCGGCGCTGCGGCAGAGCCGGATGGCCTTCGCGTTCAGCACCGGCAGCTCCGTGACGCTGGGGTGGTGGCGGTGAGCGAGCGGCGAGAGGTGCTGAATGCGCCGGGCGAGGGCGGCCCGGACGAGGTTATTCCGAGGGCGCCGGCTCGCGGCTGGCGGCCGGTGCGGGCGCTTGCGATCGACCTCGGCGGCTCGGGCAATCCGGCCTTTAACGAGCGGGTGCGGGAAGCGAAGCACCTGCTGCGGCTGGGGATGCCGGAAGCGGAGATTCGGGAGCGCCATGGCGGGGTGGTGCTGCGGACGGCGAAGGAGGAGATCGCGTGCCAGTAACGCAGTTCAGCAGCGTGGTCTCGGCGCAGGGCGTCGGGACGGCGGACGTCGAGCGGCTGGCGCAGTCCTTCGAGCGGTTGGGCGCGGCGATCGAGGGCGCGGGCAAGCACGGCGAGGCTCTCAACGAGCACGACGGGTTCGGCGAGTTCGCGGAGAAGGTCAAAGAGGGGATCGAGAACCCACTGCAGGCGATCGGGGAGGCCTCCGAGGCGGCGCTGAGGGCGGTGGGACCCCTGGGTGCGGGACTGGCCGCGGCGGCCGGGATCTTCGGCGCGGCGGGGACGGCGGCCTTCGAAGCGGCGCACGCGCTGGGCGAATACGCGACGCAGATCGAGAACACGGCGCTACGGACCGGGCTGACGACGAAGGAGGTCGGGCAGTTCAGCTTTGCGGCGCGGGCGGCGGGCCAGGATGTGAGCGTGTTCGAGGCGGCGATGCGGAAGCTGAGCCAGGGCCTCGGCGATACCAGCGAAGAGGGCAAGCGGGCGCGGCAGGGGCTGGCGGATCTCGGGGTGCAGGCTTACGATGCGAACGGCAAGCTGCGGCCGATGTCGGATATCTTCCTGCAGATTTCGGAATCGCTGAACCGGATCGAGGAGCCGGCGAAGCGGAACGCCGAAGCGCTGCTGGTGTTCGGACGCGCGGGGATCGAGCTGATGCCGACGATCATTGGGCTGAGCGAGAACCTGGAGCGCGCGAAAGAGCTGGGGTTAGGAATCGACGAGAAGGACATCCATAGCTGGGAGCAGTACCACAAGCAAATCGCCGAGGCCGAGGCGCGGTGGGAAGAGTTTGCGGCGCGGATCAAGGAGCCGCTGGCGGCGACGTTTTCGATCGCGGTGCGGGGCGTGACGGGGGACGTCTCGGACATCGGCGCGGCGGCGGTGCAGGCGCTGATGGGGCAAATCGGGAAGACGCCGGCGGAGGATCTGGAGCGGCGGTTCGGGGCGCTCGAGGCGGCCGGTTACGTCTCGGACGCGCAGGAGAAGCGCTTCCGGGATGCGCTCCAGGCGGAGCGGAACCGGGGGATCGCGGCGGGGTTCGGTGCTCCCGTGGCGGTGGATGCCTCGGCGCTGTCTTTTGCGAGCGCGCTGGCACCGATGGGCGATGCCGGCGAGATGGAGGCGGCGCGAAACAAGCTGCGGGACTTGCAGGGGCAACTGCAATCGCAGATTCAGCTCAAGGCGCCGTATTCGGTGACGGGGCCGATCGCGGACCAGATCGCCGAGCAGAAGGGAGTGGTGGCGGGGCTGGAGGCGCGGGCGAAGGCGGCGAAGGATGCGCTGGACGCAGAGCACGCGCTGGATGCGTTCGAGAAGCAGATGTTCGAGGCCGGCTCGAGCCCGGTGGAGCGCATTCTGCAGCAGATGGATGCGCTGATCGCGAGGGGAGCGGATCCGGCGCGGGCGGCGGCGGCGGCATTTGGCGGCGTGTCGGTCGAGATGCAGAAGCAGCAGGAGGAGCTCGAGAAGCAGGGGGAGAAGCTGGCGGCGCGGAGCGCGGCGGAGGCGTCGGCGGCCTGGACCCCGGTGTACCAGTTGCTGGGCAAAGAGAGCGGCGAGGCCGTGAAGGGGTTTCTGGCCGAGGTCGAGGCCGGCGTCCGGACGGGGGAGGAGATCGCTCGGATTCACCAGGAGACGAACCGGCAGGACATCGTGCGGACGGTGAATCGCCAGGACCGGCTGCAGCAGCTCCAACTCGGGCCCGGGCATGAGGGCGAGGCGATCGCGGCGGGGTATGCGATGCGGCTCTCGCTGGCGCAGCAGCTCTACACGTTCGACATGGCGGCCGCGGAGCAGGAAGAGGACCTGCACGCGAAGGCGATCGACCAGGCGAAGGCGCTGGCGGATCTGCATCGCGAGATGTACGACGCGGACCTGGACCGGGAGCTGAAGCTGGCGGAGCTCGAGCAGCAGCGGCTGGAGAAGTGGCGATCGCTCGCGGTCGGGGCCTTCAATGCGGGGCGCACGGGGCACCTGGGGGATTTTGCGCGGCAGCAGGGGCTGGGGCTGGCGGACACGGTGGTGGGAAACTTCGCGCAGATGGGCTGGAAGGAGATCAGCCAGCTCATTCCGCACGCGGGAGCGGGGAGCTTCCTGGGGAACCTGCTGGCGGGGACGCCGTTCGGACCGGATGCGCAGAAGGTGGCGCTGGATGCCAATACGCAGGCGACGATCGCGAATACGGCGGCGATGCGGGCGCTGCCGATGGGCGATGGCGGGTTCAGTCCGTCGCTGGCGTGGGGCCTGGCGGGGCTGACGGGGGGTCCGGCGGCGCTGGCTGCTTTGCCGGGGTCCGGGTTCAATTCGTCGCTGGCATGGGGGCTGGCGGGGCTGACGGGGAATCCGCTGGATTACGGAGCCGCGCCGACGCCGGCGGACCTGGCCAACTTGCCGGGCGGCGTGGGATTCAATCCGGGGCTGGCGTGGGGGTCGGTTGGTCTGACAGGGAACCCGGCGAATTATGCCGGCGGCGGCTGGGGGAAAGATCTGGGGATCGGGGCGGCGCTGGCGGCCGGCGGATTCGGGATTTACAACGGGGTTTCGGAAGGCGGCCTGCGCGGCGGGCTTTCGGCGGGGGCGAGCTTCGCGGGGATGATGGGCTCGGTGCTGCCGCTGCTGAGCAAGTCGCTGAGCGAGGCGGGGCCGATCGGGATGGCGGTGGGGATGGGGCTGGGGCTGATTACGGCGCTGTTGGGCGATCCGAAGCAGCAGCGGCAGCAGCAGCTTCAGAAGGAAGCGCAGGAGCGCAGCTTCACCATGCCGAGCGGGGCGGAGTATTCGCTCGACGCTTCGGGGAAGTACACGGATACCAATTTCCTGGGGCAGAGCCGGCAGATCCAGGTGAGCAACACGCTGTATGCGATGGACTCGGTGAGCTTGCAGGATTTCCTGCTGCGGAATCCGGCAGCGCTGAGCGCGGGGATCGCGGGGGCGGTGCAGGGCGGGAACGCGGAGGATACGGTGGCGGCGCTGCAGCAGCGGATGGGGTAAAGCAATTCACCATTCACCGCCGAGACGCCGAGACGCCGAGGAAAAGGGAAATGGGGATGAGGGCTGGCGAGAGGGAGACGGTGCCGCCGTGCCGGGTGCTGATGCGGGACGGGGTGGCGTGCGATGAAGTGATCACGGAGCGCCAGCGGCCGGCGCCGTGCGAGGGGATGGAGGACCGGGGCGAGTTGGAAGCGGACGCGGTTCGCCCGCGCCGGCCGACGCGGCGCAAGACGGGGCCGAGCGCCGAGGTGGTGCGGCGGCTGCGAGCGGAGGGTTACACCGTGGCGCAGATCGCGGAGCGGACGGGCTGCTCGATTCAGACCGTGTGGAACCGGCTGAAGGAAGAGGCGTAGGCGCGTGGCGCAGGTGTATCCGACCACGCCGGCGTGGGGGACGCCGGTGGTGCACGAGCTGTCCTTCACGACGGGGATTGCGACGGGGATCGACGGCACGGAGCAGCGGTGGATGCTGTCGCCGGGGGTGGAGTCGTGGACGCTGCCGTATACCTATCTGGCGCTGGCGGACCGGGACGCGATTCTGGCGGTGTTCGAGGCCTGCAAGGGCGCATACGACCAGACGGTGAGCCTGATGTGCGGCACGACGAATTACACCGGGCTGTCCTTCGATGCGGACGAGCTGGTGTTCACGGAGCAGGCGGGGCGGCCGACGCTTTGGAGCGGGTCGGTGAAGCTGACGACGGCGGCGCGGGCGGTGGACACGGGCGCGCTGGCCTCGTCGTTTCCGGTGCTGTTGAGCGGGGCGGTGGTCCAGTTGCCGTTCACGCATGCGGAGAACTTCGATACGGCCTCGGTGCGGACGGAGGGCGGCCGGTACGCCTATGCGCGGCGGCTGAACGCGCTGCGGCGATGGGCGGTGGGCGGTGCGGCGCTGACGGACACGGAGGCGCAGGCGCTGTGGGATTACTACCGGCTGAACGCGGGGCGGTGGCGCAGTTTCCTCTTCCGGGACCCGGACAGCGGGACGGTGTACTCGAGCCGGTTTGCGTCGGACCGGGCGCAGTGGCGGGTGCTGGGGCCGAACGAGAACGATCTGCGGCTGGAAGTGCAGCAACTGGTGAGCTAAGGAGCCAAAACGCAATGAACGTACGAGCAAAGTTTACAGTGACGAAGGTGGCCGAGATGGGCTATCAGGGGGCGAATGGACCGCATGTGTCCAAGTGCTACCAGGGCGGCCAGGAAACCGATGTGCCGATGCGGGAGATCACCATGACGGCCGTCTATGACAACGGGCTGTCGGCGGAGAACCGGAGCTTCGCCGAGGCGACGCCGAGCGGGAGCATGACGTTCCTGTTGAGCAATGCGGCGCTGAAAGATGAGTTCCGCGTCGGCTCGACCTATTATCTGGATTTTACGCCGGCGGAGTAATCGGGGGATTCGGCGGCGTGCACACGTGTGCGCGCCGCTTCGCATGCGATGGGCGGCTACACGATCAACACGGGCAAGGAAGAGGCGGCGGCGCCGCGGCCGGTGGTGTTCTGCGACTTCGCGTTTCCGGATGGCACGGCGTGGTATGTGGCGTCGGTGCCGGCGACGTTCAACGGGCACACCTACGAGGCGCGGATCGACGACCAGCAGGTGGACCAGTTGCAGGTGCTGAGCCAGCAGGGGATCGACCGGGTGCCCTCGGTGACGCTGAAGCTGGCGGACCCGGACGCGGCTGCCTTCACGGCGTACGAGCGGGGGCACGGCTTCAAGGGCGCGGCACTTACGCTGCGGTTTGCGCTGATGGATCTCTCGGCGGGGACGTATTCGACGGATCAGTTCGTGCCGTTCGTGGGGGTGTGCGACGAGCCGGCGAGCGACGAGCAGTATCTGACGGTGGCGGCGCAATCCAAGCTGAACCTGGCGAATTACCTGCTGCCGACGGTGCCGATCCAGGTGACGTGCCCGTGGGTGAATCCGACGACGGTGGCGCAGCGGGCGGCGGCCGCGGCGGCGACGTCCTACCAGGATTCGCCGTACTGGCTGTGCGGGGAGACGCGGGACCTGACGACGGCGCCGCCCTGCAACTACACCACGCAGACCTGCACGCAGCCGCGCCGGCGCGGGAACGTGACGTTCGTGCCGAAAACGACGGACACGGGCGTGGAGTACGTGAGCGGGAACGAGGTTTCCTGGACCAACGCGGACACCTCGGCCAAGTACAACGAGTACTGGCCGCTGTGGCTGGGCGGCATGGCCTGGATGTCCGTGGCGGTGCTGAACCAGATGGGGGACGGGAACTACACGCGCGGCGAGGCTGCGATCGGGTTCGGCGAGGTGGCGGTGCAGCGGGTGATCGTGAACGGGGTGGAGTGCACGCAGAACACGGCCGGCGGCACGGATTACTACTGGGCCTACACGAACAATGGGCAGCGTGACGGCACGCCGAACCCGGACGCCGGGTACAACGGGCTGGGCGATCCTTACGGCAACCTGACGGTGATCGAGTGGCGCGTGCCGAAATCGGTGGTGTCTCCGGAGACGGTGCCGACGATTCAGGTGCTGGCTCAGAAGTCGGTGGGCGGAACGCTGGTGACGCCGAGTTCGATCGCGATTGTGTCGGCGAACGCGGGATCGAGCGGGAATCCGGGGCCCATCGTGATTCACTTTGCGCGCGCGCTGACCCTGACCACGGACCCTTACGATGGTGCGGCGGTGACGATCACGGGCGCCGGGTTCCATTACGCGGACGGTTCGTGGATCATGCGGTTTCTCGACCCTCCGCCATACGATCATGCGACGCTCCAGGGGAGTTTTGCGCCGGCGGGCAGCGGCAGCGGCGGCACGATGTACTACAACCAGGTCACGCAATCGGGGGGCGGCCCCGCGCCGGGCCTGGCGCAGGAGCTGCTGAGCTGGTGCGGGGTGCAGCCGGGCGATCTGAACGGCACTACCTTCAGCGACTCGGACGCGATCTGCAACGCGCTGATTACGACGCAGGACGGCTCGGGGAACAACTATACGCAGCCGCGGTTTTCGAATTCCGTCGCGCTGCGGCAGCGGCGGAGCGCGGCGGACATCATGCGGGGGCTGCGGCAGTCGGTGGGCGGGATGCTGACGCAGGAGCAGGACGGGACGATCGGGTTCCGGATCGAGGGCCCGCTGGCGGAGCAGCAGCCGGCAGCGGTGGATGGGAGCAACTACAGCACGGCGATCGCGAGCACGCTGCGGGACGGGACGGCCGCGAACGGGTACACGGCGTACCGGTTCGACGAGACGAATAGCTGGAACCTGAAGCGGCGGCCGATGCCGGTGGCGCAGATGCCGAACCGGATCACCTTCGGATTCCAGGACCCGGTGCAGGATTACGCGATTTCGACGTTCAGCCTGGTGGATTCGGACGATGTGGCGCGGGTGGGGCGCACGGTGCAGGGCGGCTTGCAGGTGCAGCCGGAGGGGATCGCGAGCTACAACCATGCGCTGCGGTGCGCGCGGCTGGGGCTGAACAAGATCCACCGGGGGAATCCGGAAGGCGATACGCGCGGGACGGACTTCTGGGAGTGGGAGACGAGCTTCCGCGGGTGCAAGCTGCGCATCGGGCAGATCGTGACGGTGAATAGCACGAAGTACGGGATGACGGATCAGCAGATCCGGCTCACGGAGATCAAGCCGGCGAAGAACTGGCAGACGATCACGCTGGCGGGGCACCATCACGAGGATTCGTGGTATCTGGATTCGCACGGGAATGCGCAGGACCCTCAGTATGGATCGGCGCCGAAGGTGGGGGTGGGTCCGACCGTGCCGCCGACGTTCGCGGTGGAGGCTGGCGGGGACGGGAGCTCTGCCGAAGTGACGGGGCTGGCGTTCTCGGACCTGACGAATGCTTATTCGATCACTGCGGGGACGTGGACTTTCTATTACGTGCTGCCAAATAGTCCGCTGACTACGCTGGCGGCGGCGCTGGGCGCGAGCGATGCGACTGTCACGCTGACGGACGCCTCGCATGTGGCTTCGGGCGACTATTTGCAGATCGGGGCGGAGATCGTGCAGGCAACGGGCGCGCCGAGCAGCGGCGTGGTGCCGATTGCGCGCGGGCAGCTCGGGAGCACGGCGGCGGCCGCGGCGAACGGGGCGAGCTGCTGGGCGGTCGAGCAGACGGTGCAGACGTGCGCATTTCCGCTGAGCTTCGTGAATTCGGCGGCGTTCGCGGACTGGTCGCTGCTGCAACCGCTGCCGGGAACGAAGCTGGTGAGCGTGGGCGGCAGCGTGACGAACGGCTGGGGGGATTCGCCGGTCCATTACGTGTGCCTGACGGGGAACTCGACGCAGGGGCTGCTGCTGCAAGCCGGGGCCGATATCTCGTATGCGATCACCAACGGGACGAGCTCGCCGGCGCTGGCGGGGGCGGGCACGACGGGGAGCCCGTTTGTGCTGCCGGCGGAGGCCGCGGTGTACAACATCGTGGCGACGACGCAGGACGTGTACCTGCTGCTGCCGGCGGAGAGCGGGATGAGCGGCAAGGATCTGACGTTCAACCTGGCCGCGGGGAGCACGCATTCGGTGTGGCTGCGCGAGAACACGGGGGATAGCCTGAACGGTTCGACGGCGGACTACCAGATTACGCCGGGGGCCGGCGGCGCGGCGGCGTGCGTGGTGATCGAGGGGCTATAGCGCATGGGCGAGTGGATTCTCAAATCGGCTCCGGGGTACACGCCGCCGGCGGCGGCGCCGAACGTGACGGCGACGTGCACGATCGTGCTGCAAATGGTGGGGAACGCGGTAATGGCGGCGTTATCCGGGTCGGTCAATGTGCCGTCGGCCCTAGGTACGCTGGACCATGTAGACGTGTACCTGTTGAATGCCGCATCCGGCACGGGGAAAGCCCTGCTGGCGTTTACTCTCGACAAGGCGTTATTGGCCGCAAGCGCCGGTACCTCGGTAGCGTACGGGCGCGTTGTTCCGACCGAGGTTCTTCCGCCGGGGTTTGCTGGAGCATCCGGGCTCGCGGCGGAGTTCGTATCCGTCAACACTGCGGGAGCTCCGACGCCGAGCCCGTACATCATTAGCGGATTGTCGCTTCCCGCCTACGAGGTGAATGCGCCAACGGCGACGGACGATACCACGGACCGCTGGCAGGGCACCAGTGGGGATCTGCACGCGGTGGTGGCGGTGGCGGTGTCGGCGCCGGCGTACCCCATTCCGATCACCATTGCGACCAATAGCCCGCAGTATGGCAGGCTGTGGCACGGCTGGTTTGTGCTGAGCGGCCCTACCACAATTTACCTCGGTAAGAAGGGTGGGGCAACGACGATCTATCCGCCGACCGCGGCGGCTGAAACCGTGACGGTGTATGTGGCTCCGGGGACGGTGGATTCGGCGACGGATATTACCACCGCAGCCGGGGTACAGTCCTGCACGGTTAGCGTGAGCCCTCCGGGCGTGTTCGCGAACAACGTGGCGTCGGTGAGCGGGACGCCGGCGATTAACTACTACGCGGGGCCTGGCGGCGCGAACCTCTGGAACACGACGATCACCTTCACGCTGCCGCTGAGCGACCCGAAGTTTTTCTATGCGCGGCTGTACGTGCAGACGGGTTATTACGCGACACCGGGGACGCCTTCGACGTTCACGGCGGAGGGGCCGCAGGCGACGTCGCTGGCGCTGGGGGATTGGGCCGGGCCGAACGGCAACGGGTACAACGTGCAGGACCACGCGTCGTTTATGTCGCTGGTATCGACGATCGCGGCGGGGCAGGTTCAGGCGGTGGTGGGCGGCTGGCCGGTGCCGAGCACGCGAGACGTCGTGTACCGGTTTACGATGGGTGTAGCCACCAGACAGGATGGCGGGACCGGCGGCACGGAGACTGTTCAAGACGCATGGCCTGGCGGGGCGGCTTACTTCGACTTGGAGCTTAACCCGGCGAATGCCCAAGTCCAGGGATCGCAGGTTTCTGGAGCGGTGGCGAACGCGACGAACGCCACCAATGCGACTAATGCCACGAACGCTACCAACGCGACCAATGCGACCAACGCTACCAACGCCACCACAGCGGGCTATGCTTCGAGCGCTGGAACGGCCGGGAGCGCTAGCAGTGTGCCGTGGTCGGGCGTGACGGGGCCGATCAATACGGGAGCCGGAGCCGCGCAGACGGTGCAGCAGATTGTCAACGGCGGCAGTGTGATCGGCTGGTTTGGCAGCAAGGCGATCGGCGGCACGACGTACTATGGCGCGTGGTTTCAGAACGTATGGATCGGGGGCACTGATCCGACGAACCCGAAAATCTGGCTCGATACGTCGGGGAATGCCCATCTGGCGGGGAGTATCGAGTGCGGGAGCGCGCTGGCGGGGTCGGGGACGGGGATTACGGTTTACACGAGCTCGTCGACGATCTTCGCTAGTTCCACGTCGAACGGCCTGCAGATAACCTCTACTACCTCTACGTCTTTTGCCGGCCTGACATGCAGCTATTCCGGGTATTCGGCAACGGTCTTTCCGAACCGGATGCAGCTCAGTGACGGAACGAATGGCGTCACCATCAATACAAACAATATTCAACTGTCGGCGGGCGGATCGGGTCTGAACGTTCTCAGCAACTACCTCCAACTGAACGGAGCGATGGTCGTCACCTCGTCGGGCTTGCTGAACGCCGGATACGGCCTGAACGTTTTCGGTGCCTACAGCGGATACGGCGTTTACTGCCCATCCTATGCGGCATATTTCGGCGGCGGCACAACGTACTGCTATGGCCTGTCTATTGGAGCCGGCGGCCTATCGATCTCAGGCACTCTCTCTGCATCTACGTTCCAGGGCGCCTTTTACGCCAGCAGTTCGTACTCCGGCTATGGGGTCTATAGCCCGTCGTACCCTGCCTATTTCAATTACCTTGTCATCAACGGCACCACGGCGATCAACTCATCCGGCCAGTTCACGGGCGCGGGGGTGTATTGCCCAAGCTACAGCGTGACGTGCTCCTCCCTCACTGTCGGCGGGTACAGCGGGGTTTCCGGGGTGATCGACATCGGCATTCAGGACGCGGACACCGGAAATTACTGCAATCTTGTGGTCAACGGGTCGAACGTTGGGCAGAAGCGGCTTCAGTTGACTTACGGAATTTACAACGGGTACGTCTAAGCATGAAAGTAACTCTTACATTCAATGAGCGCCTGAATCTGCGGGCCGTAGTGGCGGCGCACCGCGGATGGGGCCATATCGAGGTGAGGCGCGTTTACACGCTGATGGACCGGCTGGACCTGGCGGATGAGGAAAAGGCCGCCATCCACTACGTGGAGGCGGAAAGCGGGGCGGCAACCTGGGACAACAAACCGGAAAATCCGCCGGAGCCGCTGGACTTCGATCTGAACGAGCGCGACGTGCGCCGCATCGAGACGGCACTGCGCTCGTTTCAGCATGCCGGCGGCGATCGCAAATGGATGGAGCCGCTGCTGGACAAGTTTCTTCCGGAGGGAGAAGAATGAGAAGCATCTACAACATCATCGTTTCCAACGCGCAGGGCGCGCCGATCAATTTCCCGAGTATTATCTCCGGGGAAGCCAGCGGCGCCGATGCAATCGCATATGCGCTCTCGCAAGGCGGGGCGGGCGCATCGCTCGTGAGCTGTAACAAAATGCAGCCGATGTTCGACTGCACTGCGATTGCCGTAACGCTGCCAGCGATTACGGCAACGCACGGCCAGGCGATCACGCCGGAGACGGTCACGGCCAGCGGGGGCACTCCGGCATACACCTTTGCGGCGTATGGGTTGCCGAGCGGGCTGAGCATCAATGCGTCGACGGGGCAGATCAGCGGGACGCCGGCCGCGGCCGGGACGTTCGCTTATGCCGTGGTGGTCACGGATGCGAACGGGAATGTGGGCGTAGCAACGGGCTCCATCACGGTCGGCTAAGGGCAGCCGAATTTCCCATCACAGGGGAAGAGCCAATGAAGGCGATGCTTGTAATCACTCTTGCGTCCGTGCTCGCGGTGTGCGCGTGCGGGCAGGCCATCAACACGACGCCGGCGGCTCCGGCCGCGGCCGAGTGTCCGGCGGGGGCACCGAACACGCCGTATTCGTATTTCGGGTCGACGGCGATCGGATACGACCAGTTCGCGAAGCTGCCGTCGCTGAGCACGGGGTTCGGGGTCAAGACGGGGACGTGCTCCAATGCGTTCCTGGTGACGACGATCACGACGGGGATCGGGGCCAGCAATCCGACGCCGGGGTATGCGCTGCTCTCGGAGCGGTTCGAATACCACCTGGTGCACAGCGGGTATTTCGAATTTATCGGGGATGGGCATCTCGGGGTGGTGCAGGCAGCCTCGGGGTCGGGGACGGTGACTACGGCGACGTTCGGGGGCGGGGCGGCGGTGGGGTTCGACTTGGGCTACCTGGCCAGCAAAAAGAAGTTTCATCTGCCGATCGTGTTTCACGCGGATTACGTGGCGGCTCCGGCGGCGCCGGCGGGCGCGAACGCGGTGAAGCCGTCGTACCTGCTCGACATCCGCAAGACGTTCTGAGGCGGCGATGGAGATCGTAACGCAACTGGCGGTCAGCGATCTGCTGGCGCAGGACCCGGGCGTCGGGGTGGTGGCGGATTGCGGCGTGGATATCGGCCGGGTGCTCGATTGTTCGGAGATGCGGCTGTATCTGGCCTATCGGGCGCTGGAGGCGATTTACGAATTGGCGGCGCGGCGGGATCTGCGGTTTGCGGCGCGGCGGGATCACTTTGCAGGGATGGCGCTGTGGGCGCTGGGGCGGGAGGCGGCCAATGGGCGTTGAGAGCGAGGCAATGGACACTGAAACAAAAGACGCGCTAATAAACATGCTTGCATCACTCAAGCAACTACTGGCGATCGTGGATCGGAAGTTAGCTGAAGTTACGGCGCAGCGGGACTCTGTGGTCAACCAGATCTCAGATCTAGAAGCAAGGATCGGCACGCGGCTGCAGTAAGGAGAAATGGCGATGGACGTTGAGAGCAAGCAAACCATTGACGAGGCGATCGACCGCGGCCGCGGCGTGGTGAACGAGGCCATTGACCGCATGAAGGCGGAGATTGTACAGCCGTTGCTCGACGAGCTGGCCAAGTGGCGCGGGCTGGCGGAGCGGTTGAATCTTTCGCCGAAGGAGGAGAAGTGAAGAACTGGCGGACGACGGTGGCGGGCGTGCTGACGCTCGCGGCGGCGATCGCGCCGATCTGGGCGCCGAAGGATCTGAGCGCGAAGATCCAGGCGACAGCGGCGGTCTTTGCGGCCTCGGGGCTGGTCGCGGCGAAGGACCATAACCAGTGACGCGCCTGGCGCAACTGATCGCGACGGAGGAGGGGTTCTTTCGCGCGGGGACGCTGCCGGCGCGGCGGCACAATCCGGGGGATCTGCGGCACTCCCCGCACGCGTCGCACGCGGGGATCGGGCCGGACGATATCGGGGCGATCGATTCGGACGCGGACGGGTGGGCGGACCTCGAGCGGCAGCTCCGGCTGTATGCGGACCGGGGACTGACGCTCGGGGAGGCGATCGCGCAGTGGGCACCGCCGGAGGAGAACGACACGGCGGGGTATCTGCGGTTCGTGCTCGAGGGGTTCGGCGGGCAGGTGGCGGCGGACACGCCGTTGCGGGACGTGCTGGCGATCGGGGCGTAGGCTCGCACACGTGTGCGAGGGAAAAGGAGCGGGCGTGAGGGGGAAATTCGCAATTCTGGCGGTGGCCTGGTGCGGCCTGGCGGCGGCGCAGACGCATGTGCACTGGACGCTGCTGCTCAACGACGGGCAGACGGCGTGGCCGGCGGGGAGCCAGATCGTGGTGTCGGGGCCGGTGGGGAGCCCGACGCTTTCGCCGAGCAACCGGACGGTGACGGTGGGCGCGGGGGGCGTGGTGGATTTCAGCCTGGCCGGCTGCTTCGGCTGCACCTATCGCGCGCAGTACCGGATGCTGAACGCGGCGGGGCAGCTCCTGCCGATGGGCGAGGAGCGGTGGGTGGTGCCGGCGACGGCCGCGACGCTGACGATTCCGCAGTTGTGGGATTCGGCCGGGCCAGCGGGGGTGGTGAGCGTGCACCGGATCAACGGGGCTGGGCTGGCGGACGGGCAGTTGTGGGTGTGGAGCGCGGCGGCGGGGGACTGGGTGGCGGCGTATCCCTCGGGATACGCGGCGACGAGCGCGACGGCGCTGGCGATCGGAGCTGGCACCGTGAGCCTCACGACTCAGCCGGGGCTGGCCTATACGGTGGGGGCATGCCTGCAGTTGGCGTCCAGCGGGACGCCGGGGGCCTACATGACGGGGCCGATCACGGCCTACAACAGCGGCACGGGATCGCTGACGTTTACTGCGACGGCGGCCGCGGCGGGCGTGTGCGGCGGGATCGGCGGATCGGGGACGCACGCGGACTGGAACCTGTCGATCGCTGGCCTGGTGGGGCCGGTGGGGGCTACGGGGCCTACGGGACCGCAAGGGCTGACCGGGCCGACCGGGGCGGTGGGGCCGACCGGTCCGACCGGACCGCAGGGGCAGGGATTCACTTTCCGCGGGGCGTGGCAGACGGCGACGGCCTACAATCCGTACGATGTGGTGACGTATGGCGGGCAGACCTATGAGGCGAGCACCTCGTTTACGAGCGGGGCGAGCTTCAATCCGGCGAACTGGAATCTGTGGTCGCAGATCGGAGCTACCGGTCCGACCGGTCCGACCGGTCCGACGGGGCCGGCCGGGGTGGTGACGCCGGCGTCGCTGGCGAACACGGTATACTGCGCGGACACTTCGGCGACGCCAAACGCGATTACCTGCGCGCCAGCGACCGCTTATTCCGCTTATGGCCAGAGCCCGCTGCTGGTGAAGGTGGCGAACACGAACACCGGCGCGACCACGATCAATGTGAACGGGCTCGGCGTCAAGAATGTGCTGACGCAGGCGGGTGTGGCGCTTGGCAATGGCATGCTGACCGCGGGCGGGCTCTATCTGCTCGACTATGACGGCACCTCGATGCAGGTGGTCGGCGCGGGAACGCTGCCGGGGTGTACGGATGACGGCTCGGGGAATCTGACCTGCAAGTCGTTCCAGTCGGGGAGCACGGGCCCGCTGGCGGTTTCCGGGCCTGCTGCGCCGGAATCCAGCGGAACGTACGCCGCGATGCCTACCTGCACGACGCCGCTCTGGTATGTGGTGACGGGCGGCGGGACGAACTCGGGGCGTGTGTATCTGTGCAATGGCGATGGCGTGACGGGGTGGCAATGGATGAACAACGCGGTCAATGTGGCCTTCTTCAATTCGACGGCCGCGGCGTTCGAGATCCGCGACACGAGCGGGAATCTGCTGCCATATGCGGGCAACGCGGCGACCGCCTCGTACGCACCGGCGAAGCGGGCGATCGGCTGGGCGTTCGACGGGGGCGGCACGGCGCTCTCCGCCGGCCAGGTGAAGTACCTGACGGTGCCGTACGCGTGCACGCTCTCGGCGTGGAACATCACGGTGGATACCGGGACCGCGAGTTTCGATGTGTGGAAGGTGGCGACCGGCACGGCGATTCCGACCTCGGCTAACTCCATCGTGGCTTCGGCGGCGCCGGCGATCTCGACCGGCACGGCGATTCACTCCACGACGCTCACCGGCTGGACAACGCTGGTGGCGCAGAATGACATTGTCGGCATCAAGCTGACGGCGGCTTCCGGCGCAACGCAGGCGACGCTGGTGCTGGAGTGCGACCAATGAGGCGCATCCTTCTGGCGCTGGTGCTTGCGTCGACGGCCGCGCTGGCGCAGCCGTGGGCGAACGGCTACAGCCATTACCGCACGATTAGCGTGAACGGCGGCCAGGTGCCGGGCACACAGACGAATTTCCCGATGCTCGTCTCGGGGACGTTCCCGTTTCTGAAAACGGCGGCAAATGGCGGTATGGTGCAGAATACCTGCGCGCAGGGATCGATGACTGTGGCGTGCGATGTGATTTTCACTTCGGATGCGGCGGGCAGCACGGTGCTGGCATTCGAGTGGGAGCTTTACAGCGCGACCACCGGACAGGCAGTGGTGTGGATCAATGTGCCATCGCTGAGCAACGGCACGGTGATTTACCTGTGGTACGGGAAGGCCTCGGTCACGACGTTCCAGGGCAATGTGGCGGGGACGTGGGATGCGAACTACAAGGGCGTGTGGCACCTGAAGGAGGCGGGAACGGGCGCGGCGGCCGACTACAAGGACAGCACCTCTAACGGGAACAACAGCACGAACACGACCAATGAGCCGGCGCAAGTGACGGGGCTGGTCGGATACGGTGAGAGCTTCGCGGCGGCGAACAGCTACATCGCGCTGGCGGCCGATCCGCCGACCTCGGGGCCCGCGACCTTTTCGGCGTGGGTGAATCTCAGTGCTTTCAGCGGCACGATTTACTCCTCGATTTTCGGCAAGGTGCAGGGTGCTCAGACTTACGGGTATGGCCTGGAAGTCAGCTATGCCAGCTCGACGCCTTACTTCACCGGTGTGGCGGACAGCGGGGATGGGACCTGGGGCGCGGCGATGTCTTATGCCAACCCATCGCTGAATACCTGGTATTACCTGGTCTACACGATCACAGGAATCGGCTCGGGGCAGACCGGAACGCTCTACATCAACGGGCTGCAGGCAGCGACCTATACGGGCACATCGGCGGTATACAGCGGGTACGCGAACGTTATCGGCGGTTCTACCTCTGGCACGCACACGGTGGGCACGATCGACGAGGCGCGGATCTCGAATGTGGTGCGCTCGACGGCCTGGATCACGGCGAGCTACAACAACCAGAAGCCGGGGTCGACTTTCTACACCGTGGGCACGGATAACGGGGCGGCTTTTGCGGGCGGAGGGCTGATCATCCAATGAAGAGACTGGCAGTGGTGCTGGGAATGGCGGCCGCTCTGCAGGCGGCGACGCACACGGTGTGCACCTCGGGTTGCGACTATGTGTCCTTGACGGCCGCGTTTGCAGCGGTGCAGGCCGGAGACACGCTGGTGCTCTCGGGCACGATCAACACGGCGGGCGACACCCTGACCAAGAGCAACGTGACGATCGTGGGGAACCAATCGCTGCTTCCGGCGGCGGGGATTCGGATTACACCATCGCACTCGGCCTACTTTCCGAAGATCGTTCTGACCAACAACCAGGGGATTGTGATTCCGGCCCAGACTCCGAACGTTTCGGGCGTCACGATCCGCGGCGTGGAGATCACGCATTCGGGAACGACGGCGATCGAATGCTTCGTGTGCCTGGCGGAGACGGCCAGTTCAGACACGAGCCTGCCTGGGGCGATCACGCTGGAGCAGGTGTACATCCACGGCAATTTCACTAACACGGACGTTCATCACGCGATTGTGGCGAACACGCAGGGGTTCACGATGGCGGATTCGTGGGTAGAGGAGACGCCGTACGATGCGCAGGACGGACAGGGTGTCGCGTCCTGGGGCGGCCCGGGGCCGATCACGCTGACAAACAACTGGATTGTGGGCGCGAGCGAGAACGTGCTGGTGGGCGGCGCGGATCTCGGTTATGTGGATCCGCCGAGCGCCAACATGGTGGTCGAGCACAACATTTTCTACAAGCCGTACAAGTGGTACAGCAACAGCCCGAATTACATCGGGCGGTCGCTGTGCCTGAAGAATCCGTTCGAACTGAAGCAGATGAACGGCGCGACCATCAAGTGGAACTGGTTCGAGAATGGCGGCAACGGCTGCGGCAATCAGACGAATGGTCTGTGGTTCAACCCGATCATGCAGAGCAGCACGGCTCCGAACGGCGCGACGGTGACCATCAGCGGCGGGAACCAGCTCAGCTTTACTGGCGCATGGGCGCTCACTTCCGCGTGGGTGGGGCGAGTCATCGCGATCAATACCGGATCGGCGTGGGAGGCGATTCCGATTGCGACGGTGACCTCCTCCAGCACTGCGACGACGACGCGGGCCTACTCGACGAATGGCACCTTCACCAACACGGCGAACCAGATCGTGGAGATCGAGGAGCCGGGGTGGCTGAACAACAATGTGGACATCGAGAACAATCTCCTGGTGAACACGCCGCGCCTCTTCGGGGCGAGCGGCATGGATGCGACGCTGGCCTATTCCACCACCAGTTACGCGGTGCCGGAATATCCGGGCGGCGGCAACTCCAGCGGGTATACGTTCTCGAACAATCTGAGCTGGAAAGACTCGCGCATTCTCTGCGCCAGCACATCCACCAGCGGCTCCCCCTGCGGATACAACCAGTACGGCATCTATCTGACGAATGGGGTGACGAACTACACGATCAACCACAACACGGATTACCTGGGGCAGTGGACTTACTATGCGATGTGGTTCGTGGCGGGCGCGGGGTGTTCGGGACCACCCTGGCATAACGGCCTCAACGTCACCAACAACCTGTTGCAGGACGGATTCATGAGCGCAAACTGCGACGGGGAAGGCATGAACTACGTGGGGGCCAACACCGGGGCGTGGAGTCTGCGGGTGCAAACCGGCGAGTTCGAGAACAACACCGTGCCCGGGCGCAGCCAGTCGATTTACGAGCCGTGCACCGGGCACGGTACCTGCGTGGGCAACTTCTATCAGGCATGGAGCAATCCTTTCGTGGGCGCCGCGGCGGGCAATTATGCGGTGACGGCTTCTTCTCCGTACCACAACGCGGGCACGGACGGGAAGGACATCGGCGTCGACATGACGCAGCTGCCGATGATTACGGATTTCACGGTGACGCCGGGCTGGGAGAATGTCGCGTTCGATTACACGGTGCCCACGCCGCTCTCGGGACAGACCGCGAATATCGAGGTCACGACCAGCACGAACCTGCCGAACGAGACCGGGCCGTACACGGTGGTGGATGACGTGCGGCCGGATTACTTTCCGCTGAGCGATACGGACCAGCGGGCGGGGACGATCGTGACGGGATCGCACCGGAAGCTGATCGTGGGCTCGGGGGTGATCCAGAACGGACACGACCGGCGGCTGGCGCCGAACACCACGTACTACTACCGGTTTGTGATTGGTGGCTACAAGGCGACGGGATCGTTTACAACGGGCTTGGGGACCTCTACGGTGACGGGGCGGCTGGCCGGCGGTGTGGTGCGGTGAGCGCTCAGGACGCCTTTCTGTAGCGTTTGACGGCGATTTCGGATTCGGGGACGTGGGCGAGGTCGTAGATTACCTGCATGCGGAGCCAGGCCTCCGCGGTGCTCCCGAAGGCTTTGGCGAGACGCACGGCCATTTCGGGAGAGATGCCGGCCTTTTCGTTGACCAGGTTATTGAGAGTCTGGCGGGTGACACCGAGGACACGAGCGGCCGCGGTGACGGTCAGGCCGAGCGGCGCGAGGCATTCGTCTTTGACGATGCGGCCGGGATGGGGCGGGTTCTTCATCTGCATGGTTTCTCCTAATGGTAGTCCACGAAATCGACATCGTGGGCGCTGCCGTTTTCGAAGCGGAAAGTGATGCGCCAATTCTTATTGACCTTGACGGCCCACGTTCCGGCCTGGTCGCCCTGGAGCTGGTGGAGATCGAAGCCGGGGAGATCCATGGCGGCGATCTCCGGGGCGGCGGCCAGGGCGACCAGGATGTTTTCGACCTTGCGGCGCAGGGACGCTTCCACCAGCTTGGGCTTGCCGTTGAACAACTGTTCGAGCGCCTTGCTGCGGAAACTTTCGATCACGAGACTATTGTATCGTGACAATAGTCTATTGTCAATCGGAATCTAAAGGGATGAGTCGCTCTTGCGTTCGGAGTAGCGGGCGGCAACCATGCCGACCGGGTCGCCTTCGCCGTACCAGGTGAGAGTGACGGTGGTGTGTTTCATGCGCCACTGTACGACGCGGTTGCGCAGCACGGAGCCGGAGGCGGTGCGGTGCGTGGCGGTGCCTTCGGATGCCGGCGTGCCGTACTTTTCGACCAGGGCGGCGCGGAGCTGCGAAAAGGCGGATGTGGCGGAGATGGCGGGATCGGGGTCGAGGGTGACGGCGACGAGGCGGTCCGCGTTGGGGTCGAATTCGAAGGCGGCGGTGGCCTGAACGGGGCCGAAGGCGACGCCGGCGGCGCGGAGGCGCTGGAGGGCGCCGAGGTTACGCTGCGGCGGATCGATGGGGCGAGCGGCCGGGAATGCGGCGCGGAGCTCGGCGAGGTTCATGCCCCAGCGCGCCGAGGACCACCCGCGGAGCTCGGGGTGGTCGTCGGTTGTGGCGTCCTGGCCGAACAGGGCGCCCGCCAAGGTGAGGCAGACGCAGCAGAAAAAGAGGGTTGCTTTCATCATGACTTTCCTCAGCGTGCGGGCTACCCGGCTATCCTGCCGTCATCCTCGATTTCGGCGCCGGCCGCCAGTCTTTCGAATATTTCCTGTTTCCAGCGGTTCCACTCCCGGTCCGCCTCTTTCAGGAGGCGGAGCTTCGCGTTCGCGCAAGTCAGGCTCTCGTTCAATTCGCTTCGCGTCCTCCAAAAGGCTCTCCACTCGTCCTTGGAAATCGGCGCTACCTGGCGCCGCAACACGATCAGGTTTCCCACCTTGTATCCTCTTCACAGCCATCGCTAACCGCGCAAATGTGCGGCAGTTCCGGATGATTGAATCCCTGGCGTCCAAATCCCCCGCTGCCCAGATCTCCCCCAACGCCAGGATGCACTGCTGGAAGTCCGGGTCCGAGGCTGTATTATGCAATACATTTAGCACGGATTCTGGTACTTCTGGTCCTGATCTTGGTTGGGTAGAACGTACTATCCGCGGGGAGGGCCGGGATGCTTTCGCTGGTTTACCTTGGGGCGCGGCGACGTATGCCCTGGCCGCTTTTTGCAGGGTGGTTTCGAGGAGATGGAAGATATCGCCTTGCGGCCGGTCGCGGAGGATGTTGACGAGCTGGTGGACGAGCCAGACGTCGTCGTCCGAGAGGTCCGAGAGGATGCCGGGGAACGGTATGGCGTCCGCGGGGGGCGCAGCGGCGGTGGTGGCGGCGATCTGGTGGGCGGTGATCTCCGGGTCGAGGAGCGGAATGGCGTCGGGGCGTCCGATAGAGGCGGCGTATCGCTCGAGTGACTGGATGATTTCGGCGGAGGGCTCGGCCTCGTATTTTTCAAGGATTTGGGGCGACTTGCCGATCGCGACGGCGAGCTGCGTGCGGCTGACGCCGAGGGCTTCGCGGAACTTGCGTACGGGGTTCTTCAAAAAAACCTCTTGACATACTCGTATGAGTATGAGTACGATCTACCATGGCAACAAAGCAACATGTCAATACCCCAACATAGCGAATCAGTGAGGCAAACGGACAAGCCGGCGGTTGTGGCGTTCCGGTGCCCGCGCGCGCTTAAGAAGGCGCTGCATCAGCGGGCGCTGGACGAGGACACGACCGTGGGGGCGGTGCTGGTCGACCTGCTGCGGCGGGAGTTCGGGAGCACGGCGGCCTAGTATGAGCGCGGCGATCCTGCACTGGGCTTTTCGCGTTTTCGTGGGGGTGTGCGTGTTCGTACTTTTCCTGGCGTGGTGTGAAATTGCGCACGGAGTGGGGCGATGGAGAGGGTGATCGGGCGGGTGCTGCGGGCCAGACTCGCCGGGGCGCACGCGTGTGCGCGGCTGCTGGCGCTGGAGGAGGCATAGGTGGCGACGGCGCTGCATGTTCCTCATCCTCGCACGACATCCGCGGAAACGGGGCGGACCGCGCGCCAAGCTGCTGATATCACGCGGCAAAGAGCGGGCATCCGGCCGGTGCTTCCGGTGGTCGGGGAGCGGATCTGCCGGGATTTCGAGCGCGGGCTCAGCCTTCGCAGTCTGGGGAAGCGGTGGCCGGGGCTGGGCGTGGCGACGCTCGAGGAGATCCTGCGGGTGCGGCTGCGGGAGCTCGAGGCGGCGGTGCGGCGGGCCGGCGTGGTCACGGCGGCGACGGCCTGCCTGCTGATGGGCGTGAGCCTGGCGGACGTGTGCGGGCTGCGGCCGGAGGCGCCGATGGAACGGAGCTTCCACAAGTGCGGGCGGGCGCGGAAGCGGGGACTGGAGGATTCGTCGTGTCTGATCGAGCTGCGGGAAACGGCGGGGGTGGCGGCATGACGTTTACGGCGACGGGACACCGGCGGATCGAAGAGGACGAGGCGGGCGCGGAGCTGGACGCGCGGGTGGCGGCGGCCGCGGGCTGGCGATGGCCGGCGGACCGGTGCGGCGTGTGCGGGTGGTGGCATATGGATTCAACGTGCCTATGCGGTACCCGCGGGCGTGGAGTGCAGCGGCGAGCGGACGCGGCGCCGCAGTGTTCGACCTCGGATGCGGCCGCGGTGGAGACGCTGGTCGCGTTGACTGAGGAACGGTGCTGGAGTTTTTCGCTTTCGGGCCGGTTCGCGGCGTACTCCGGCGGCGGGTATGTTTGCACGATCGTGGGGTGCCCGACTGCGGGCGCGGGACCGACGCTGGCGCTGGCCATCTGCGCGGCGATCCTGGAGGCCTGCCAGTGACGGACGCGATGCGGAAGGCGGTGGCGGAGTATCGCGAGGCGACGGCGCTGCTGGCGGAGGCCGCGCGGCAGCGCGATCGCGCGAAGGAGCTTCTCGATGCGGCGCAGCGCCGCTACAACGATCTCTTTGCGGTGGCCGCGCAGCGCGCGTCGAATTTGTGCGCGGCGGCCGCGGCGGAGCCGGACGGGGAGCCGGTGCAATGACGGGGGTGGAGATGATCGCGGCGGAGCGGCGGCGGCAGGCGGAGGTCGAGGGCTGGACGGCCGCGCACGACGATACGCACGCACGCGGGGAGATGGCGCTGGCGGCGGCGGTGTATGCAACGCCGGTGCCGCTGTTCGAAAAGCGCGAGCGGCGGGGCGTGGTGGAGTTCGCGGATGCGTGGCCGTGGCATCCGCGGTGGGACAAGCGGGAAAAGCACGAGCGGCTGAAGCAGCTTGCGATCGCGGGGGCGCTGATCGCGGCGGAGATCGACCGGCTGCAACGCCGGGCGCAGGAGGAAGGACAGTAATGGCGGCAGCAAAGAAGGCGGCGGCGCAGGCAGCGGCCGCGCCGCGGCGCAAGCCCGATTTTAGGGGTGTGCAGGGGACGGTGGTGGCGGGGGACGTGGTGGCCGGCCTGGAGGGACGCGGACTGCTGTGGACGGGGCGCGGACAGCGGATCTCGCCGTACGACGCGCAGCTCGCCGACCTGAAGCAGCGGACGGTGCAGGCGGTGGCGAAGGGCGAGCCGGCGCCGGCGCTGGAATTTCCGGAGCGGCGGGCGGAGGCGGCATTGCGGGCGCGCGCGAAGCGGCTCGATCTGCGGCTGGTGTTTGCTGACTTTGAAGGGCGCATGTACGTGCGGCTGGATGGCATCCAGGGCGATCCGGCGGTGGCACGGCGGAAGAACATCGCAGCGGCGCTGAAGAAGTACGGCCCGCTGCCGGTGCAGCGCTTGACGGGGCAGCTCCGGGAGGATGGGGACGAGACGCTGGACGCGGCGACGGTGACGCTGATCCTGCACCAGATGTCGAAGGCCGGGGACGTGCTGCAGCAGGATGGCGGTGCATGGCGCCTGGCGCCGGGGAGGGCCGCTTGATCGACGCAGGAACGGGATGGGCCGTCGTGGCAGCGTACGCGGCGATCGGCCTGATGCTGAGCGTGCTGGCCTGGAGCGACCCTGAGATCCGCCACGATTTGCGGCGGTGGGCAGCCATAGACCTGGCGCTCTGTCTTACGGTCGTGATGCTGGCCTGGCCGTGGCTGGTGGTGGAATCGATCGCGGACTGGCGGCGGCGCCGGGGGTGAGCGATGGACCTTTCGTGGAAAGACGAGCTGATGCTGCGGGAACTGGAGACGGTGACGCCGCGGGGCGCCCTCTCGCCGGCGGAGGCCTTCACGCGCGCGCTGCAGCCCGGGCATACGGATGCGGCGGCGTTCATTCGCGTGGAGCGGTATCTGGCGGAGCGGGAGGAGCGGCAGCGGGCCGAGCAGCGGGTGCAGGATCATCGGGGCGCAGCCGAGACGTGGTGCGGGCGCGCCCGGCGGTGGCGGCGGCAGCGGAATGCGCTGCTCTACGCGGCGGTGATGCTCGCGAGTTACGGCGCGGCGGTTACGTGGCTGCTGGTGCGGTTGTGGTAGGCGGTCCAAATGCGAGGGAAAGGAGGTAGTGGCGAAAAGGGATCGGTTGTAGGGCTCTCGGCGGCCGGGTTCGGGCCCGGCCGCGCTTTCGAGAAGCCGCTCATGGGTGGAATGAGCGGTTCCTCGACGGCGGCGGAAGGCCGGAGGGTTCGGATGTCCGCGATCCACGATCCGCGCGTGCAGTATGCGATCCGGATGCGCTGCGAACGGCGCGCCCGGCAACGGCAGCGCGAGGCGGTTGTGGCGGCGCTCGAGCAGGAGGGTGCGGCGACGCTGGCGGAACTGGTGGAGATTACGGGGATCGGCGCGCGGGAATGCGGGCGCGCCCTCGACGAGTTGCGAGTGCAGGGCCGGGCGGTGGCGGAACAGGGCGGGTTGTTCCGCTGGGCCGGCGATTCTGAGAAAGAAGGACGAGAAAGCGATGGGAACAGCGACACAGCCGGCTCCGGTGGATCTGGGGACGGCGATTAGCAATGTGGAGGCGACGCAGCAGGCGCTGAGCAATGCCGATGGGACGCAGCAGCAGGCGAAGCAGAAGTTCGACGCGGCGCAGCAGGCATTGACGGCGGCGAATTCGGCCGAAGCGGATGCGGTCACGGCGTACAACGGCGCGCTGGACGCGCTGATCGCGGCGGCGACCGCGGCGAAGCGGCCGGCGGCGGCATCGACGGGGTCGTAACGGGGCGGGTGGCCTTGGCCTCGGGGGAGGACGAGGCCGCCTCGATCGCGGCGGGAGCCGGAGCCGGTGTCCAACCCACCAGTCCGCCGGGCCGGGTTTCCGCCGCGTTCCAGGCGAGGAAAGGAAAGCAGGAGAAGGAAGCGATGGCAGCAGCAGCGAAGGCGCACACGCGTGCGGAGAAGCCGGCCGGACGGCGGTATGAGCCGGCGGTGCCGATGGCGGCGATCGTCGCCAGCAAGACGAATCCGCGGGTTACGTTCCACGAGAAGAGCCTGGGCGAGCTGGCGGAGAGCCTGAAGCAGGACGGCATGAAGGTGCCGATCCTGATGCGGCCGCTGGGGAAGCGGTACGAGATCGTCGACGGCGAGCGGCGGTGGCGGGCGGCGAAGCTGGCGGGCCTGGCGACGGTGCCCGGGCTGATCGAGGAGATGAGCGACGTCAAGGCGCTCGAGCTGCAGATCATCGCGAACGATCAGCGGGCGGACGTGCATCCGCTGGAGCAGGCGCTCGGGTACCGGCGGCTGCTGGAGGCGGCGGGCGACACGCCGAAGGGGCTGGCGGCGCGCATCCAGAAGGGCGAGAGCTGGGTGCGGCAGATGCTGAAGCTCTCGGACCTGTGCGAAGCGGGGCAGAAGGCATTCCGGGAGCGGGCGATCAATCTACACCAGGCGGTGCGGATCGCGCGGATTCCAGGCGAGGCGCACCAGGAGGGGGCGCTGGAGGAATGCCGGCGCGGGGCTACGGTGCGGGAGCTGCAGGAGTGGATCCACCGGGAGCTGCACCACGATATCCGGCACGGCGGGTTCGATGCGAAGGACGCGGGGCTCGTGAAGGGTGCGCCGGCGTGCGCGGAGTGTCCGAAGCTGAGCGCGAATTGCGCGGCGCTGTATCCGGAGCTGAAGGGGAAGGCCACCATCTGCACGGATGCGGCTTGCTACGAGCAGAAGCGGGAGGCGCATCTGGACCGGGAGATCGCGGCGGCGAAGAAGGCAGGGGAGCCGCTGGCGCTGATCCGGGTGGGGTACGACTATTGGCCGCGGGACGAGCGCCGCGAGGGGACGCTGGACGATGGCGAGTACAAGACGATCGGCGGCAAAGAGAAGGCCTGCGACTCGGCGCGGAAGGCGCTGGTGGTGCATGGGCGCGGCGTCGGGAAGACGGTCGAGATTTGCTGCGATCGCAAATGCAAGGTGCACGGGGGGGGCGGCCCGAGCGCTTGGGACGAGAAGTGGAAGAAGGAGCAGGCGGCCGAGCGGAAGCGGATCGAGACGGACAAGGTGGTGCGCGGGCGCATCGTGGATGCGCTGCTGGCGGCTGTGGCGGTGCCGGAGGACCTGACGCTGGCGGGGCAGGCCTGGCTCACGGACCGGCTGGAGGAGTGGATCGAGGCGGTGTGGGAGCGGCTCGGCCGGGATACTCAGGCGCTGATTCGCAAGCGTCATCCGGAGTGGGATGCGGATACGATTCCGGTGGGCGATCTCCTGTTGCCCGGGTTAGCGCGGCTCATGGAGGAGATTGTTCTGGCGCCGGAGTTGGTGGTGTGGGGGTACGGCGAGAAGGGCGTTTCGAAGGAGCTGCGGGAGCGGTGCGAGGCCGCGGGGGTGGACTGGCGCGGGATCGAGGCGGAGGTGAAGGCGGAGCGGGCGGCGCCGAAGAAAGCGAGCGGGAAGAGTGCCGGGCCGGCATCGGGGATCGAGACGGCGATTGCGCGGCGCGGGGACTGGCTTCGTATTTCGGCGCGGCTGAACACCCCGAGAGACCCGGCGGAGCCGGACGCGGACGGCATGTTCGCGCCGGACCACTACACTGTCGTGGACAGCAAGCTGGCGGGGTGTACTGCGCGTGTGTATCTGGTGCAGTGCGGCGACGGCTGGCGGCAATCCCATGAGGTGGACAACGGCGAGTCGCGGGAGGGTGGATATCCGAATGCATCCGGGCTGGTTTATCCAAGCCCGTACCTGGCGCTGCTCGGCGGGCTGGACGCGATTGTGGCCGGCGCCGGGGACAAGAACGGCTCGTCCAAGAAGGCGCTGGCGGCGGAGAGGAAGATCGCGGCCTGGGTGGATGATGTTCGGATCGAGGCCGTCGCGGCGCAGGAGGAGTGGGAGCAGATGGCCGAGCACCAGGGGCAGCGCTGGTCCGAGCTGCATGGACAGGAGGCCGCCGCGGAGTGAGCGCGATGCTGCAGCCGCTGATCGAGCAGCGGCTCTACTCTCCCGGGGAACTGGCGGAGAAGCTGGGGGTGTCGGAGCGGACTCTCGACGATTGGAGACTGGACGGGCGCGGGCCGCGGGCGCTCCGGATCGGGTACCGAACCATTAAGTACGCGGCAGAGGATGTCGAAAGGTGGCTACAATCGCTCCGGAAGGAGCAGGGCTATGGACGATCTGACGAAGGGGCGCAACGTGCGGGTGCGGGACGGCCAGTGGCATTACCGCTTCAATTTCCGGGGCAGGGAGTATTCGGGACCGACCGGGTACGCCGGCGACGTCTCAAATCGGAGCGCGGCTGAAGAGTTCGCGGCCGCGCGGAGGGTGGAGATCGAACGCGCCGGGCTACGGCCGAAGGCGGCGGCAGCGGTGGTGCGGCTTGGCGAGTCGGCGCCGTTTCGCCAGGCGGCCGAGGCATTTCTGACGTGGGCGAAAGACGTCGAGTATCGGGCGAAACCGGCGACGGCGGAGCGGCTGCGCGTCAGCTTCCAGTCGGCGATCGAGTTCTATGGCGAGATGCCGGTGGCGGAGATCGGCGCGGCGGCGATCGAGGCGTACCGCGAGCATCGGGCGCGCGTGCACGCGGTGCGGGATGTGACGATCCGGCACGATCTGCATGCGCTGTCGGTGTTTTTCGGGAAGTATGCGTGCCGGCGCGGACTGGCGAAGGCGAATCCGCTGGGGCGCGGGCCGGACGGGCGCCGCGAGGTGGCGATCCCGAGCGATCGGGAGGCGGTGCGGGAGCATGTGATCACGGCGGAGGAGGAGCGGCTGTATTTCGAAGCCGCGGCGGCATTGCACGCGATCCATATCAAGAGCGTGAAGGATGCGCAGCCGAACATGGCGGACCTGGCCCGGCTGATGCTCGAGCAGGGCGCGCGGCCGGAGGAGCTGCTGGCGGCACGGGTCTGGTCCTTCGATGCGGCGGCAAAGACGCAGAAGATCGAAGGTGGCAAGACGCGCGCGGCACGGCGGACGCTGTACCTGACGGATGCGAGCGTGGCGATTTTGGAGCGGCGGGCGAAGCTGCCGAGCGAGTGGCTGTTTCCGAGCGAGCGGCATCCGGGGCACCACTTGGGGAACCTGAACACGACGCATGACCGGATCTGCCTGGAGGCAGGCGTGTCGTTCGTGGTGTACGACTTCCGTCATACGTTTGCGACGCGGAAGATCGAGGAGGGGGTGCCGGTGGCGGTGGTCGCGGCGATCCTGGGGCATTCTTCGCTGAGGACGATTCACCGGTATGTGCATCCTTCGGCGGAGGCGCAGCGGGCTGCGATGCAGGGGAAGAAGGCGGTGGGGGAATGATGATGCTGGTAACAGCGCCCGGTGTGGCGTTCTATGCCGCGGCAAGACGAACGCCTACACCGAAGCCATGAATGGATTGACTCGAAGCGTTAATCAGGGTGGCCGGGGCTACTCGTTCGATGCGATCCGAGCGAAGATGCTCTACGGCGGCAAGAAACGGAAGACGGATACCGAGTACGTCAAGGTCCGTCTGGAAATGAAGTTAAAGAAGCCGAAGGCAATCAAGGACTTTTATGGGGATTCCCCACGACTACACCGAAAGAAAAAGAAGCGATGAGCAATGTCTTTCAACACTCAAATCCGAAAAGCCGAACTTTCGTGACGGTCACTATAGAGGTGCTCCGGTGAGACTCGGACGTGCAGGCGGCGAAAACTATCGGACCGTGGCTTTGTTTTCAACGCTCGCGGTAGGTCTGCAAAACCTTTATTCGTCGGTTCGATTCCGACCCGCGCCTCCATTGAAAGCCATCCTTATTCCTGCAGGAACGTGATCGACGCGACTCGACGCTGAGTGTTGCTATCGTCATTAGATCC